TCAAGCACAGAAAAAGTTATATGATTTATATGAGACTCCACAAGGCACTAAACAGACTATACCTATTGATGTCGGAAGAGATAGAAGGGTTACGCAAGATATACATTACCTAGATGCTTTAAATTTAGCTGCTAGAAATCCTACAACTCAAATATACAATACTCCTCTTGATAGACCTTTTGTGGATGATTATGAAATGGATGATGTTGGAGACTTTAGAGCGCATTATTATCCAGCAACTGATAACATTCATAGTCCTGGACTTGCTGCTAATTTAAAGAACGTAAGTAATATTAATAAATTTGTTGTGATTGATAGGGACAAGAATATTGTTACAGATATGAATTTAGGTAAGCCTGAAGATCTAAGAAAGTTTCACAGTAGTGGTGAACTTTATAGTTATAGTCCCCACCGTCCAAGTCAAAGAGAATATCTTGAAAGTGATCCTGCTAGAAAGGCCCAAATGATAGAGAATCTAAAACGTGGTCCTACTTCAGCGCAGAGAGATAAGGCTAGATCAGAAACTCTTAGTACGTACTTTGAAGAGTATGCGCATGCAGATGATGATACCGTTCATCCTATGCAGAACTTTATAGGACAAGGTATTACACAAGTAGATAGACTACGTAGGGCTATTAAAGAAGGGAGTTATCCTGATGCTTCTAATTATAGTTCTAGGTTTGATTATGAATATCATACTCACAACTCACCAAATAGTGCAGTGAATCAATTAGCTGATAGATATGGTATGGATCAATATGACATGGTTACTAGGAAGCCTACTATAGGACAATATAATTTTCCTATGTATAATCAAGGAACTGTGGGAGGTGATCCTCAAAGATATAGACCAGATTATGATCCTGGTATTACTAGATTTAAAAGAGCTGGAGGTTTTGCTAACTTACCTGATCCTGACTCTAAACCAACAATGTCTCAGTCTTTACAAAGATTTATGAAACAAGAGCATATGCCTCCTATGAAAAATTTTGAAGAGGGTGGTATGAAAGATTCTGATTCTCAGCAATATCAAGTAGAAGTAATTAAATATCCACTTGGTTATAAAAATATGCCGCCTGGCCATATTGAGTCTAGAATATTAAATGTAGAGGATTTGCCAGAAGAGTATGGTAATGTAACAAAGGAATTAAATCCATGGCCTGAAGGAAATCAAAGAGTCTATTATAGCCCAGAGCGTAATTATGCTCCAGGTGTTGAAACAACTGTTTTAAACTTAAATAAAAAAGATTTAGAAACTTACTTGGATGCAGCTCAAAAAGGTGATTATAATTTTTTATTTAATAACTGTGCAGATCAAACATGTAAAGCTTTTGGACTAGATCAATCTAAGTATACAGCATTAGGAGTAACAACACCGCAACAAGTATTTGATGCACTTAAAAATGATCCAAGAGCAGTTAAAGAATTAACAACCGGGGATGACACAGCGTTAGAAGATACATTAAAATTTGTTAATGAAGCTCTTAAGAGTACGCCAGAAGCAAGAGCACTAGGAACTACAATTGATCTGGCTAAGAAGTCTGCAGAGGCATTTAAAAAGGCCGCAGATAAATATGACAAAACAATAGCTGAATCAAAAGCATCTGCTAGAAATAGAATGGAAGATGGTGGACTTTCTACAAAAAGTGACAGTACTATAATTCAGAAAAATGATCCTTTAGTAGATCAACTTCAAACAGCAGCAAGAACTGTGGATCAACTAAGGTTTGATGATAAAGGGATAGCTTATGATCTTGAGACTGGAGAAAGATTTAGTGGTGATATAGTTTTTGGAGATAGTAATGCAAATAAAAAACCAGGTAAAGGTCATGTATCACTACATCATAGTCCTTATGGAAGATCATCATCTGGTAAGACAGATAAAGATAATCTGTACTATCATGTTGAAAATGATAAAGTATATACTAGAAGTGAGTACAGGAAATTAGTGAATAGCTATAAAGTGCTATATAATAAAACGCGTAAGGAAACAGAATAGGAACTATAAAATTTAACATAATAATTATAATTTTGCAAAGATATGGACAATAAAGAGAAACTTAATTTAGATGACATTACTTTTGATGACTTCATTGATAGTGGTGTAGCAACAACTAGTGAAGAGCAAGTAGCTAGTGAACTTGCAGTAGAAGAACCTCAAGACAAAAATATTGAGGAAGAGCCTAAGTCTGAAGAGATTGAGGACATAGAAGAAACAGAAGAAGAGATAGACGAGATTGAAGAAGAAAAAGTAGAAGAAACAGTTTCAGCTTCAGAAGATGAGGTAGAGGCTACAACTACAGAACCAGCAGAGACAGCAGTAGTTAGCGAAGTTCTTTCAAATCTTGGTTATGAAATGGATGGTGAGTATGATGATACTGTTGATGGATTGACAACTCTTACAAAAGATGTTGCATCTACAATGGCAGAAGAACAACTTGACAATTTATTTGATCAGTTTCCTGAAATACAAAAACATTTAGAGTATGTATTGTCAGGCGGAGATTCAACTCAATTCTACCAAATGGGTAGCAGAATGCAAAGTATTAGTAATGCTAATATTACAGAAGACAATGCACTTATGCAAAAAGCAGTATTAACAGAATACTTTAGAGTAAAAGGCCATGAAGATGACTTTATAGCTGACTTATTAAATGACTACGAGGCTGGAGACAAACTATATGCTCAGTCCGTAAAAGCAAAAGAAGCTCTAGTAAAATATGAAAATGCTCGTCAAAGCGAGATTATGGAGCAACAGAAACAATCTCAAGAACAGCAGCAAGAAGAGGCTAGAGAGTTCTGGGAAAATGTAAATAGTACTATACAAGACTCAAGAGAGTTTTCAGGAATAGTAGTACAAGAAAGAGATAAGAAAAAATTCTTTGATTATATCTCTAAGCCAGTAGATTCTCAGGGTAATACCAAAAGAGATCTAGATCACGGCGATGCAGATATGGATGTTAGATTAGCAATTGACTATCTAATGTTCAAAGGGTTTAAATTAAACGATATTATCAAAGCTAAGGCTAAAACAGAAACAGCCAAAACTTTGAGAAAGCAGATTAGGTCTAACAAGACCACATCTGTAAAAGGTGCAAAAGGTGTAGGTAAAACTAAGTCAACAGATTTAGATAACTTAGATCTTAGCCTAACAAGTCTATAGGACGAATCTATAGCAATTAAATTTTTTTAAAATGCGAGTATTAAAAACTTATTACAATGATTCGCAAATGACTGACACTAACTCGTTAGTTAATGCGTTAATGGAAAAGCCTACTGAGCTTTCTCCAATTATTACACATCTCGCAGGACGTGAGGACAGAAAGTTTCCTCTAACTATGTTAACAGAGGGTGTCGGTAACACCGTATCTATTGATAGATTTGAATACGAGTACCGAGTGAAGTCTCATACTCAGCATATTCGTCCTGTAGTAGCAAGCGCTGGTAACGGCCTTGGAGGTGCTGTATTTCAAATTACTTTCCCAGACAAGTGGTTCATATTCCCTTACACATTGGTTTCTCAATCAGGTGTATTAGTGAGAATCATGAGTGAGCCAACTCCAGTTGAGGGAGGTTATCAGTATGATGTAAAACTAGTTAACCCAAGTACAACTTTACAAGTACCAGCAGCTGATTTAGCAGCAGGTGCAATGTTTGGTCAATTGTACGCTAACGTAGGTGTTGACTTCTCAAGAGGTAATGCTTCTAACTGGACAGCGCCAGGTTTAGTACGTAACAAAATTGGTACAGTACGTAAATCTTATCACATGTCTGGTAATGCAAAAGATTATGTTGCAGAGTTTGAATTACCAACTAAAGAAGGTTCAACTACTAAGTTATGGATGGACTATGAAGAGTATCAGCACATGTTACACTTCAAACAAGAATGTGAGTTGATGTACATGTATGGTGAGAAGACTTATGATAATAATGGTGTAACTACTATGACAGATGAGAACGGACAGCCTGTTATCTCTGGTCCTGGTTTATTACAGCAAATTATCAATAAGGATACTTATTCTACATTGACTGAAACTAAACTTAAAAATGTAATCGGTGACTTATTCTACGGAATGACTGATGCATCTCAAAAGCAAATTACTCTTTACACTGGAACAGGTGGTATGAGAGAATTTGATGAAGCATTAAAGAATCACTTCTCAACTAATACTTTTAAAGTAGGTGGTGAGAATAGATTCATCACGGGTACTGGTCGTTCATTAGGATTGACTGGTTACTTTACAACATACGAGCACGTGGATGGACACGTAGTAAACGTTGTTAAACATGATATGTTTGATCACGGTCCAGTAGCACAAGCTCGTGCAAAACACCCTGTTACAGGATATTCATTAGAATCTTACCGTATGGTATTTGTTGACAACTCTAATTATGATGGCCAAGCCAACATTCAGATGATCAACAAAAAAGGTCGTGAGTATTTAAGATGGGCAGTAGCTGGATCTGTAGTACCTAAAGGTTTTGCAGAGTCAGATTTACGTGCATCTGATGTAGACGGGGCGTCCGTACACATGTTAAAAACTGGTGGTATTGTATTAAAGAGATTTGATACTTCACTAGACATTGAGTGTGTACGTTCGTAAGAGGCGTTAATCGCAGTCTATATATCTGGTTTCTCTGAGATGAGGGGGGTGTCAAAGCCCCCCAAATCTCTATTTATATAAGAAAGTAGGGTTGAGTATTCTTACAAGCCCGAATGGAAAATTAATTTAAAGAACTTAAAAAATGACAAGAAAAATAGTTATTAGGAGACAAGAGACTAAGAGTTTCTTACCTAAGGAGATTCAATTAGAATCAAGAATGTATCTAAGTAGTGTATACAAAGATAGGCAACCGCTAAGAGGCTTTAGCCCGGCAGATTGCAAAAAATATTTAGATGGGCTTCTAGATGTAGGAGCTGATCACGTTGACTGGCCAAAGTATGAAAAAAACTATTGGGCAGAAATGACACTAAGTGTTCCCTTTGCGGGAGTAGAATTAGACATCTCTGAAGATGAAGATGGCAATCCAATTGTTATGGAAGATTGGATTAAATACAAGTGGGCGTTAAGACATCCACAAGTAGCATCTAGTAAAGACGAAATGGAAAAAGACTTTACAAAAAGGTTTTACATTTTGGATAATCAGAAGGAGATAAGAACTAAGAACAATAAAATACAAGTTCTTAAAGATGCTGATAAGGAGTTTATTAAAGCTTCAGGAAGTTTAGATAAGATGAAGCATATTGCGCGACTGATGTCTAACACAACTAATCCTGATACTCTAACAAAAGAAGAATTAGAGAATATGCTTTACGAACTTAAAAACTCTGAGCCTGCTAAGTTTTTGAAGTATGCAACTGATAAGAACTTAGAATTAAAGGCACAATTAGAAGAGATGGTTAGTTTAGAGATCTTACGTAAGATTGGTAACCAGATCATTTATATTGATGAGATTTTAGGTGATACTATGAATGATGCTGTAATTAAGCTGAATGATAAGAAGAACTCTGGAAAGCTTATGGAACTAAGAGCTAAACTAAAAGACGCTAGAGCTTAATGAATGTACAAGAGATGCATATTGCGGTCAATCAAGGGGTGGATAAAATCCACTCCTTTCAGGCCGACTTAATTTTACCTGAAGAAATAGATATAGAACTGAATAAAAATATACATAGATTTATCAGTCAAAGATTTAATTCAAAAGGTAATAAGTATGGAGTAGGATTTGAGGAAAGTCAAAAAAGAATTGATGACCTTAGAACTTTACTTACTGAAGTGGATCTCTTACCTTTATATAAAGAACAAATATTAAGTAATATATTTGTAGATACTGTAGCCTTTCCAATAGATTATTATCATTTGATAAGAGTAAGTGCTCGAACAAATGTATATAAGTGTAGAAGAATACTAACTTCAACTGAAGAGATAGATGGATTTCAATACATTGCAGTTCCTTCTACCGCTTTGTATAATGCAGCCAATGGTTTTGCAACAACTGTTAATATAGCATCAGATGATACATATTTAGAATTAGGAACATCTATTCTAACTGCTGTAGATGAAGTTCCTGATTTTGAAAATTTAGATGCAGTTATTACTTATTTAACTGATCCTGTAAATTTAGTACCAGGTATAGAAGTATATTGGCAACAGTATAATCAAGTATTTGCAGCTAATAATTTTATTATTATAGCTAATCCTAATACATTTGAAAGTCTAGCAGATACTGCTGGCGTACTAAATGCCAATACTATAATTCATACTGTATTGGGAGATACAACTTCTTTAGCATATGTAGCAGCTTCTCCTTCAGATTACAAAAGAGTAATTGATCCATCATCTAATTATACTTTAGCAGATATGACTCCAGGAGTATATGCTGCTAAGTTTTCTCAGCATGATGATATATATAAAATGTTAGGAGACCCTTTTAATAAAACCAGTCATAAGGCGCCATTATACACAATTACAGATAACAAGTTAGAATTATATAGTAATGATATATTTATAATAGATAACATAAAAATGTTATACATAAGAAAACCTGCAACGGTTTCATTATCTTTGCAGGTAAACTGCGATCTTCCTGATAATGTACATCAGGAGATTGTAGACATGACGGTAGCTACGATCTTGGGTAATATCTCAGATCCTAGGTACCAGATCGGATCTGTAGAACGTCTACAGTCTGAATAACCTAATTATTAACGTAGTCATATGACTACACAAATTTTAAAACTATGAGTCATAGTGGAATACAACGACTAACTTTTGTTGGTAACGATAACGATTTAGCTTCAGCTGCAACAGCTTATGGAGCGATTGCTTCAGGAACAATAGGTATTTGGGATGTAGACGCAGCCACATACTTATCCGCATCTGAATCTTTCTTGGTAAATAACTTTGTATCAGCAACATCTCAAGCGGATGCAGGTGCTGTAAACGTAGCATTACCATCAGCTATCGTACCTAAAAGATTTCAAATTGTTCAAGGACAAGCTACTGGAAATCCTAAGTGTTCACCAATTATCTATTCTGATGATGTAATTAAAATCAATATGCACCCTGATACTTCATCAGCTGCTGCTACAGCTTCTTTTGTTGCTACAGGTGCTAATATTGCTGTAGGTGAAATTCACAGCTACAAGTTTGTGATTACAAGTTTAGATACTGAATATCAAGGATTCATTGATCCTTCAAATGATGAAAGACCATCATATGTAGGACAAGTAATTAACTACGAGCGTGTTGCTACTTCAGCTGTATTAGATACTGAATTTGATGCTTTAGTTGCTGAGTTCAATGCAATTGATAACATGCCTTTCACAGCTGCTTATGTTGGTGGTACTGATACATTAACATTTACAGCTGATCAAGAGGGTGTAAACTTTAAATTACTTGGTGATTTTTCAGGTTTAACAGCGGCTCCTACTTCAACAACCATAACTAATACTGGATTTGTTTTAGGTAATGGTGATGGTAGAATTATTGCTGGTTACGAAAAAATGTCTAGAGCATATTTCGGACGTCACAACAATATCTATTTACCAATGGAGGAAACTCTTTATGCAGATGCTGCAGATGATTACTTCACAATCACGTTAACTTGGGATCAGTCTAACAAAGGACATGCTAATCCATGGTTATTTACTGGTGAGAATTCTATTCTTATTGCAGTTCCTGATGGACTTTCAACTGAAACAAATTGGAACAATGCTTTTGGTAATCTCAATATCGGTACTACTGATGCTGAAATTTACAACAAGCATAACCGTTACGTTGGATAATAACTAATTAATATCATCCCCTGAAATATGGGGATGATTTTTTATTTTTAAAAATTTAAGATATGCCTAATATTCCAAGCCTTACAGGTATTGCAGGAGGAATGCAGAATGCAATGCTGACAAACATAAATGCAGGTTTCAATGCCACAATAACCAGAGACTGCAAGACTATAACAATAACCTTCGTTCCAAAAAACTTTGACGAAGATGTAATTATAACAGGCTTTGTGAATAACAATGCTGTTGAAATAAATGATAATGTTTTTACTCCTGACCAATTAACTGCAGGTAATACAACATTAACATTAAATCAAGCACAACCATTTGCAGGTGTATATGTGTTTGCTTTTAACCAAGGAGAGCACAGTTTTAGCACAGCAGTTCTTGCTGGATGCGCTTTAGATTGCTGTTTAGGAGACGCAATGGATGACTATTTAGCTTGTCCATGTGACCCAGCAAAGTCTCCAAAGTTAGAAAAAGCAATGAAAATTTATTTATTACAAACTGCTGCAAGAGCAGATTTAGAAGGCTTTTTTATAAATGCTGGAAGAGCCACAGAAAAATACAATAAAGCTATTAACCTATGCACGTCCAGTTGTGACTGTGGATGCTAATATTAATAAATGTCTAGTACTACAAGATTAACTTTAACAGGTCAAATAATTGATATTAGAAGAATGCGCACGCCAAGACATGGTGGTAGTGATAATTTTGATAATTCAGCAGCAGGTCCAGCTGGTCAATTTCTATATGAAGATGTAAAACAGGTTGTACCAGGATATATTAAATATGTAATACTTATAAATGATTTTTATACTGAAGATGGTCCAGAAAGCGTAGGATCAATATTGACTGGTAATATTATGGCTGCTTTAAACTTTGCTCAGGGTATTGTAGACGGAGCTCCTACTGGTCAAGATGCTTTTAGTATTGGAGATGGTGATAATTCTAATCCTTTTGAAGTTGTTATAGGTAGTAAAGGTGTTGCAGGTTTTAGCATACCTTCTGCTGATGTTAACTATATTATGGCGCCAGTGGGTGCAGAAATATATGGAGGATCTTCATATGCTATATATATTACTCGTGGTGGTGGTTCAGATGTTATAAGAGATTTTATAAATGGTACTAATCCATATAACAATAATGGTCTTGACACTTACATAAACATTCAGGTTTTTTACAAAATGTATATAAATGCTGATGAGGAGGTAGCATGGTGTAGAAAGCCTATAGATCTGCCACACCCAATTGGAGTTCAAGTAGGAAATATATATGGGCAAGCTATAGGAGCTATAGATACCGACCCTAATAATTTAGGACCTAATACAAATAATGCAGATGGTACTACATTTGGAACGGGCACCTCATTGCAAGCAGCTGTTTTTCAATTTTTAAAACCTGGAATGGTAAGAAGTTCAATTCCATTTCAAGGTGAAGGGTATGGTGTAACAAACGAAACAAAAAAAATATATGCTGCATTATATGTTCCTAAAAAAGCAAGGACTAATGATAATTTTGCAGCTAGTGCTAGAAAGTTACCTACTGATACAAGTGGTGAAACTGGTTATGTAATGAATAAAGACACCAGTAGATTTGCCTGGAATACTTTAAGTTTTGGTGGTAGTAATATTCAAGGTTATCATGATGCTTTTACAGGGCCATTTGCTGTGGATATATTTGAAGGAAGTACTGCTTCTCCAGTAGGAACACTTTACAGCACAGTACCTAGTGCTAACATAGATGATTCTGATCCACTGCAAAATCTATTTTTTTCAGGTTATAATTGGGGTGTTGAAGATGCAGATGGCTCAGGATTTGCAATACCAGTAGCAGGAGCACCAGCCGTTGCAGTAGATGAATACTTTAACCCTGCAGGATGGTGGAAAAGATCTGCTGAAAAAGTTTTAGTATTCAATACTCCTAGTGAGTATGGAATGCTAGCATATAAATATGGCACGCACAGTCAAGAAGGTGGTGTTGCAGCAAATCCAAATGCTGGAAAGTTAGATCCATTTAATAGTGATAACTATGTAGAAACTATGGGTTTTCAAGCCATCTATTATTCATATCAGGATAATCAAGTAACTGACCCAGTTGGAGATCCTGAGGTTTTAGGTTGTACACATGTTGCAGCTTGTAACTATAATCCTGAAGCTAACGTTGATGATCTGTCTTGTACTTTTCCAGAGTTTTATATATATGAATCAGATACTAACCAGAGCTTCAATATACAAGGGTCATCAGGAAGTTCTATGTTAGTAGAAACAACTTTTTCAATAGCCTTTGGAGATAATGCAGAATTAGATCCTTATGAGGGTACTAATAATCCTTTTTACAATGGTTCTACTGCAACTTCACTAATGGTATATATAGAAGTTGTAAGTGGTGGAGATGTATCTAATTTTAACCTAAGAATATTTCAAACAGGCCCTAATGCTTTTCAAGCTTATAATCCAGTATCTCAAGAGGTTCTGCCTAATGTAACTATAACAGTTAACGACGGATCGTTTGAAGAAGCTTCTACTGGAGGAGAGCTTACAATTGGTATAGTAGATCTGGCATTTCCTGTTGAAGAAGACGGTATTACTCAAATAAATATAGTAGCTGTAGAAATTGCTTCAGCAAGTTGGGCTGAGGTAAACACATTGTGTTCAGTACAAAACAACTTTTATGTAGAAGTAACTAGTACAGATATTACAGGATGTACTGATAATACTGCTCTAAATTATAATCCTGATGCTAACATTACTGATAATAGTTTATGTGTATATTGTAATAATGCTAATGGACTTGGAAGTAGTTTTATTAGTGTAGCACATTCTAATAATGTAGCTCTTACTCCTAACGAATACGCAGATTTACAATTAGCAGCTGGAGATCTTATTCCTGATGGCTATAATGTTACTTTATACTTAACATTGAATCAACCGGCAGCATCTATGATAGATACTCAAAATTTTGGTATAGTAGTATTTGATCCAGCTACTGTAACAAACGGCGCTCAAGCTGATGCTGCATTTACTGAATATATAGGTGATATTATTAGTGCAGATCCTTATAACGCTAATGTAATATTTACAAATACTATTACTGCTTTAAACACTTCTGCTAATGATAATGTTCAAACTTTTAGTTTAGATCATCCATGGACAGTAAATACTACAAGTCATAATGGATATTTCTTTTATGTATATCCAATATCAGACAGTGCTAGATCTTCAGGATTGATGCTAGCTAATTTTGCACTTGGTGGGTGTGTAACAAATGGATCGTTTGTTTTACAAGAGGGTGTATGTAATGATTGCGGTATAGGAATTACTAATTGTGTAGAAGTATTAGATCCTATTACACAATTTGCTAATAATGATTTATGTACTACATCAACTAATTGTGATGACTTTGCAACTAACGGATCTGTTAATTTTATAGGTACTGAACTATATACATCTCCAGAAGGAGAGACAGTAAACTGCTCAGGATACTTTGATATTCAAGTTTCAGGAACTCCAGGCATGATATTCTCAGTTAGTGTTAGTACTAATACTGGTCAAATATTTGATCATTATCTAACAGGAATGTCTGGTACAAACTTTTCTATCATCCCAGATACAGGAGATGTACTTGGTAGCACTGGTATGACTTTTACACTAGAAGAGATAGCAGCTATAACTGGAAGCCCTTATGCATTTGGAGAGTATACTTTTAATTTTACTTTTTATATTAGTTTAAATACATTTAACGATACTTTTGATAACTTAATACCTTTGATTGGATCTGCAGATGCTACAGAGTGTCCACTAACTTATACATATAATTTAACAGAGAATGATGTTGAAATATGTGGATGTATGATTCAAACTGCAGAAAATTATAATCCTCAGGCTACATTTAATATATATGGAGAGTGTGGGGAGATACCTGGTTGTATTGATCCTACAGCTATAAACTTTAATGAAAACGCTAATGTTGATAATGGAAGTTGTCAATATCCAGAATTTGTGTGTACAGATCCTGATGCTATAAATTATGTGAGTGAAGTTAATCCTCCATACATATTAGCAGATAATACACTATGCCAGTATATAGTAATATTTGGTTGTACAGACCCTGAAGCATCAAATTATAATCCATTAGCTAGTATTGATAATGGTACATGTTTAGTTGATGGAGAACCTGAAGGACCAGTAGTACCACCAGAGATACCAGACTTTGAGGCATTTTTAGTATATTTGCAACACTGCTTGCAGTATAAGGGTGAAAAATACTTTAGTGCTATGTTAACAGGTAAGACAGTAGACGAGGATAGATATTTACATTTATCTATGATAAACGATCTTTTAAGAAAGAAAGCGGCTGCATGTTTATTTGATGGTGAAGACGCTTCAAACGCAAGATTAAGAGAGTTTATAAAAATAGTTTTAACATACTGTGAGGATTGTAGAGAGAGAAGTGGTATACTTAAATCTCCTTATGGAGCATTCCAAGATGTAACGTATATGCCTGGGACTACTACTTATACAGGAACTCCAATATTAAATTTAGGTGGACCTGGAGGAATAAGTTTAGGAGGAGGAGAATCTTTAGACGTCTCAGATTAAAAATTAAAAAATAAAATAAAATGGCACAAATAAAAAATCTAGCAAATTTATCAAAGAGTACTACTACAAATAGTCATTATGTGTATGTACAAAATATTGCTACTTCATCAGACTTTAGATTTCAATTAAATTCTATATTTCCTACTATTAGTGATACAGGTAGTGCAGGTGTAAAATCTCACAACGGCTTAACTAATACAACTCAATTAAATTTAAGAAAAATTGCAGCTACAAGTACATCAAGTGGAGCACTAACTTCGACACTACATACAGATGGTCATGTATTATTAAGTTTAGTAGAAGCTAGCTTAGATCTTAGTAACTGTAATAATAGTACTTCTGGATTTTTAAGCACAGTAAATTTAACATCAAATGTGGGAGCAACTATATTACCTGTAGCAAACGGGGGTACAGGAGTTGCGTCAGTTACAGGAAATAGTTTATTATATGGAAGAGATACAGCATCACTAGGATCTATAGCCTTTGCTACTAAAGGTATGCTTCTAGCTGGAACTGGTTCTGTTCCTCAAGCTCTTGCAGTTGGTACAAATGATTATGTACTTACAGCAGACTCTTCTACAGCTACTGGACTAGCATGGAAAGTTGCTGCTGTAAATGCTGCACTTACTTCTAATCTAGATGTAAATAATAATAATATAGATATGGGTACTAATGGTAGAATCAATGGAGACGGTTCTGCTACAAAAGGTATTCAGTTTGATGCCTCTGGTAATCTTTTTACAGGAGATACTACTGCTGGTGGTAATACTTTTGATTCTGCATTCAATGTAAAAGGTGGAATTACTTTAGTAGGTGCTACTGATATTACAACAAAAGCTGTTACATCAGGAGCAGGAAGTTTAACACAACTTATAGGAGGTAGCAGTTCAAATGGAGCTGGAGGTAGTATAGTCATTAAGGCTGGTTCTAGTACTGGAGGTGGTGGTAATGGAGGTAGTATAGCTATTCAAGGTGGAGCAAAAGAAGGTGGCGGGGTTTCTGGTTCTGTATCACTTCAACCTGTAAATGATACTAATAGCAGTATTTCTACAGGAGCCAATGCTGAGGCTTTAGTAGCTGATGAAAACTTGGATATAACTATAAAGTACGGTAATGCAATATTTCACACAGCTACCAAAGGTATAGTGTATACTAATAGGGGAGATGTTACCCAGTTAACTAATCATAGTACAGGTGTTTCGTCTAATGCCATGGCAGGTATTATTACTTTAGCAGCTGTGTCATTAGCGTCAGGAGCTGAGGCAGAATTTAGAGTAACTAATGCTGCAGCTCAGATAGATTCATTAATATTACTTACAGTAGAATCTGTAACAATATCAAGTAGTACAGATGATTCTGTCATAATAGCGCAGGTAGGAGCTAAATCAAACGGACATTTTGATATAGTATTAAAAAATGTTGGAGATTCTGCAACAGATACTAATGCAAGAAAAATACACTTTTTGATTGTCAACAATAGTGTATAATAATTAATTATTAAATTTTAAAACCAAATAGACAATGACAAAGATTAAAGCAACTAACAAAGAAATGTTAGAAACATTACATGGACTGTATGCAGTTCAAGATTTGAAAGGAGTAAAATTTGCGGTAGCAGTTTCTAAGAATATAGAAAAGCTTAGGAATGAATTAAAGCATATTGATGAGGCTTCAAAACCTTCTCCAGAGTTTGAAAAGTTATTACAAGAGGCTGACAAGATTGAAAAGTCTGAAGAGTCTGAAAAATTAATTAAGAAGCTTGAAAAAGAGAATAAAGAACTTATAGATAAAAGAAAAGCACAATTGGAAGAAGTTAATGATATTTTAGAGGAGACAGTTGAACTAGATCTAGTTACTATGTCTGAAAAGAATTTGCCTCACGATATTACTGCTAAACAGTTAAGTGCTATAATTAAAATAGTGAACAATTAAAATTAAATAAACATGGCAACATTAAATGCAAAAGTAACACTATCATCAAGTGATCTTGGTACTAGCAATCTTTCATTAGCTGTAACTAAGCCTATAACTATAACTGGAGGTGGAGTTAAAACTGTAAAAATAACTGGCACTAATGCAGGGACTGCTAACTTAATTTATACCGCAGATGATTTTGCAGCACCTATGTATTTATATCTTAAAAATTTAGATACTACTGCTTCAGATTTTCTTTGGGTAATTGACGATACGTCTACAGGAGATCCTATCATAGCTAAGCTAGCAGGTGGAGATTGGGCTTTTTTACCAAACAATGCTGATAAGACTTACAAAGTATATGCTACCACAACTGGCACTATGCTAGAGTATGGTGTATTTGGAACAGATCAATAATATTAAAAATTAATAATATGGATATTCGTAACAATCAAGAAAAATTATTAAAGGCTATAAATGGTAGACCCAACAGAGTTGTATACATACAAGATCAAGTAGAACATACAGGACCTTTCTATGCTGTAACGGCATTAGAAGATGCTGTGGTAGATGTATCTGAGTGTAGTACAAATATATTAGAAAATAATACTGGTAATGGAGTTTTACAAGCTATTACTAGAAATTTTACTATTCCAAAAGGAGCTACTATTTATGGAAGCTTTACAAGTATTGAATTAGATAGTGGATCTGTTTTAGCATATGCTGACGGAGATGTAACTGTAGCTGCTTCATAATGAGAATAAAATTTTTAATATTATTTTTACTGTGTTCACTAATTAGTTCTGCACAGTTTAAGAAGGCTATAAAGTTTTCTACATTCTATGTGGCTGCTAATGGTGGTACATCACTATCTGATCAGGAGATATACTCTGTAGATGGCAGTACCTTGCTATATGATACTATCATTACTCCTTATGACTACTCATTATCTATGGGTATTCGTAAGATACAAAGGTTTCAGTATGAAGGCTCATCACCATTTAAAGATGGTACAGAGTCTTCATTTAGTGATGCTGCCAGTATAGGAAGAAACCCTTTTGAGTATCTATTTGAGATAGAATATAGAAGACAAGAAGGTGTAGAGTATCTTGATCAGCATCACTTTATAAGATATGCTAGATCTAAGTGGTTTACAAAAGCAGAATATATTAAAGATGGTTTTGCAGACATAGAGTACTTTGAAGGAACACATAGACTAAGATTGAATGGTAGTAAAAAGCTATCATTCAATATAGGTGCCGTACAAAGACTAGCAGAACCATATGGTTATGATCCGCTAGAAGAGTGGACAATGACTACTGGTGATATACACTATACACAACTAGCTATTGAAGAAGGTTATAGTATAGATGTATATGAATCAGAATACAGAGCACCAGATGGTGCTATTGTAGCAACTAGTGCTGAGGTATGGAATCAAGTAATTATACCACAGGTTCTAGAAAACTATGTAGAGAAGAAAAGAAATGAACTAGCTAATCAGTGGCAACACTCATTAGTTATAGGTTTTGATTTCTATCACTATAAGAAAAACTTTTGGTTACATTCCTGGGGTAACCTAATGCCTTACCATTATGATGATGGTGGCATATACTCATATCACAACTTCAATGATGGAGAACAATGGTATGATTACTCAGGAGGACTGATATTTGGACTAAAAGCGACTAAGCACCTAGGTTGTTTCATTGAAGGTAAATACAATAAGTATTGGAACAAAGAATGGTACGACTTTAAATTAGGAATTAACTACGTTATATTTTAAAAATGGCAACTGAAATAGGTAAAGACACTAAAATTAAATTAAGCTTAGAAACAATTATATCCTTAGGTTTTGTACTAGTAACTATGACAGGTATGTGGTTTACACTGAAAGGTGAGATAGCTGAAGCAAAAGAATTACCAGCTCCACCAGATCCAGAAGTTACACGTATGGAGTTTGATATGAAAGATCAAATGATTCGTAATACTATTATGAATACGCAGGAAGATGTTAAAGAAATAAAGGAAACGCTTGAAAAGATAGAGCAAAAAATATATCAATAATGTGGAAAGTTTTATACAAACATCTATTATTATTATTTTTTTGTACGGTCTCGTATACTGCTTTTTCACAGATCACAGTGATACACTTTAATGCAGGCTGGAACGAAGCTAATGATGTTGAGTGGTTTGATAAATTATCAGACGCTGGTAAAAAAAGTTTAAGTATAGATGATAAAGATATACAAAAAGAATATGCTATTGCTATTGTACCTACTATTATAGTGTTTGATGAAGGAGAAGAAGTTAAAAGATTTCAAGCAGATCTTAGTTTTGAAATGGTGGCTACAAGAAAAGAGATACAGAATTATATTGATGAATTAATAATGAGTAAATTTTAATATGGGATTAGGATTAGGATTAGGAGTATACAGTTCCCCTTATACTGGAGGGTTTAGTATTAAAGACATATCAGGTTTACAAGCTTGGTATAAGTTTAATACGCTACATACCCTTGATGGAAACGATTTAGAAGAATGGGGTGATAGCAGTGGTAATAATCGCACTTTAACTAATACAATAGCAACTAATAAACGCCCTACTGTTGAGGCTAGTGGTAGAGTAGATTGGGGTGATGTTAGTAGTAGTTTTATGAATATTTCTAATGGGCCAATACCAAACTCTAGTGCATATACTGTTATTGTAGTTGTTGAACATCCTGTAGCACAAGTTAACAGAATTAGTAGATATTTAAATGATCCATCATCTGGCGTTATACAAGATACTATTTCATGGGGAACATCATCTTTTAATACAAATCAAACTTGGCAAGCTGTTATAAATGGATTTGGTGATACAACAACTAGAGTATCTTTAACTAGCGCCACAGGTAAACTTGTAAATAATCAAAAAACTATAATATCTTATAGATATGGTGGGGGTACTACTGCAGGCGATACAACATTTAAAGTAGAAACTGTTGCAGATGGTGGTAGCTTAACTACAGCAAAAAGTGTTGTAAATTTAACTAATACTAGTGATGCTGTGTTAAATGGTACTACAGTAGGTTTTAATAGTACTACACAATTTATAGATGGTTATATGGATGAAATGTGCGTATGGAACAGAGACATAGATGGAACAGAATTAACAAAAGTAATAGCCGATTTAAAGGCAAGACATAATATGACATAATGGCTAGAGAAATTTTTACAGGAACACAAGCAGAGTGCAACGCAGTTATAGCAAAAGCTAATACTGCATTAGGCTATGGAGGTAGCACTAGTATTGATATACCTTATCCTATTGATGCTGCAAATGATGTATATGAGGTTGTAGTAAAAACAGGTACACAAAAAAATGCTCTAAGCACAAGTGAAAAAACTAAAGTATTAGCTACTAGAAATTTTGAAAACGAAGATAAAGAAAAAGCAAAACTATTACTTTCTATAGAACAAGTAGATAATCATGGTTTTAAAAAACTTACTCGTTTAGATTTAACAATACCAAAGGGTGCAGTGCTTGTAGATAATGGTGGTACTATAGATGTTGCGGCGGTTGTACAACCAAGTGACGCTACAGAAAAAACAAAATTTCATTGGAGTATTGACTCACCTTATGCAAGGTTGCAAAGTACAACAGGTAGCATTAATAGAGTTCAATCACTGCCTAAATCAAGAGGTCAAGTAATAAATATAAAATGTAATAGTACAGACGGCAGTAGAGTCTTTGGTAGTATTCAACTTACAATACAATAATATGAAAAAAATAGCATACATATATATAGTTTTATTTTTTGCAATGATAGTATCATGTGTTGCAAATGCACAATGTCCTAATGGAACGTATGTAAATATAATTATTAATCCTGACCAATATCCAGAAGAAACTTCTTGGGCTATTATTACGCCTTTAGAAGACACTATTGCTACTGGTGGACCGTATGTTGATATAGTAGATTATCAGCCTCAAGTAGTACAAATATGCATACCTAATGGTGATTACTTATTTAATATAGCTGATCAATATGGTGATGGTATGGCTGGTAGTTTGTGGGGAGGTCAAGATGGATCATACTATATAGTTCATTGTGGTGATACTTTAGTAAGTCCAGACTCTGCAGACTTTGGTTATGCTGCTTTTCATGGATTTACATTAGAAGACTGTGCACCACCACCGCCCGTATATGGCTGTATGAATGATAGCTTTTTAGAGTTTTTACCAGAAGCAACAGTAGATACAGGTATGTGTTTTACTCCAAAACTATTTGGTTGTACTGATTCGCTAGCATTTAACTATGACCCTATGGCAAACATAGATGAGTCTATAGACAGCTGCATGCACACATTAGAGTTAACAGATTTAGCTGGCAATGGTTGGGCTGGTTCATATTTAAACGTTTATCAAGGTGATAATTTTATAGGTCAATTTACCCTAGAAGAAGGGTTTGACACTACATTTACATTTGAGTTAAGTATATCGGAACCTGTAAGAGTACAGTTTAATATAACTCAGCAATCAGATTTTACTGCAGTTCAATGTGGATATAGTATATATTCTGAAGAGTATGTAGCTATAGATATTGAAGGAGGATTTGTAAATCCAATACCACCTTTTGTTTACATATTTGGTGAGCCTAATTGTGGAAACAATTGTATAGATAGAACATATGGCTGTATAGATAGTACAGCACTTAATTATAATGATAGTGTAAACACAGACGACGGAAGCTGTTACTATATTGCTGGATGCATGAATCCAAGCTACATCGAGTATAATGAAGAAGCAGATTTTGATGACGGCTCGTGTTTAACACCAATCGTTCTTGGTTGTATGGATTCTACAGCCTTGAATTATAATCCTGAGGCAAATGTAGAGCTTGAAGGATCTTGTATAGAAGTTGTAGAAGGATGTATGGATGATGGTGCATTTAACTATAATCCTAATGCTAATGTAGATGATGGTAGCTGTATACCACTTATCTTTGGATGTATAGATCCTGCAGCATTTAATTATTGCGATACATGCAACACAGATAATGGTAGTTGTATAGATGTTGTAAATGGTTGTATGGATAGTTTAGCACTTAACTATGATCCTTTAGCAAATGTAGATAATGGTTCTTGTATATTACCATTAGCTGGTTGTACTGATATAACTGCTGTTAATTATAATGTAGATGCAAACATACCTGATAGTAGTTGCTACTATGAATCAGGATGTGCTGCAAGTGTACCGTACTATATACCTAACTCATGTTTTGAGTGGGTGATACAAGTTGACCAATATTGCTGTGATAATACATGGGATAATACTTGTTATGAGTTATATAACTATTGCGAAGAAGGTTGGAGTGGTCCTACAGATGTTACTATGTTTGAAAGATTAGGTGTACTTCCATACCCAAACCCATCAACAGGTGTAGTAAACTTTGTATCTAAGGTAGATTTACAGGTATACAATATTATTGGTAAATTAATATTAGAAGATAAAACAAACAGAATAAAACTTAACAAAGGTATATATCTAATTAAGATTTCTAAGGAAAACTTAACTATAACAACAAAACTAATTATAGAATGAAATTAGAAGTATTAAGATTTAGTTCACAGTCAGACTGTACGCATGGTGCATTATTTGAAGTAAGTGATATAAAAAAACATTTCTTGTGTTATACCTTAGAGGATGAGCATAGAGTCTTAAAAGTAAAAGGTGAAACAAGAATACCTGCAGGAACATACAAAATAGAACTAAGAAAAGAAGGAGGTTTTCATGCGAGATACGATAAGAAATATCCTGGTATACACCGTGGTATGCTTCATGTTACTGATGTACCTGGTTTTGAATATATTCTTATTCATACTGGAAATACTGACGAGCATACTGCTGGTTGTCTTATCGTTGGAGACAGTCAAGAAAACAATCTTATTCTCCGTGATGGGTTCGTTGGTAAGAGCGTTAATGCGTATAAAAGGATTTATCCAGCTATTGCGAAGGCTATAGAACAAGGAGAAGAAGTAACAATAGAATACATTGATTTTGCTTAATGAGGTTTATAGGTCAGTACATACAAGATTTAATTGCTAGATTTAGAAACGATGTTTATTTAGAAGATATAAGCACGGGTACTATTGCTAGTGGTGCTAACTTAGGCCTAGACTCAAACAACAAGATAGTAAAGAACACTGTAAGTGGTGGTACAACAGATTTAACTAGTGATGTAACAGGAGTGTTACCTATAGCTAATGGAGGTACAAACTCAAACTCAGCAGCAAGTGCTAGAACGGCATTAGGTGTTGATGCAGCAGGAACTGATAACTCTACTAATGTAACATTAGCAGGAAGCTTAGATTATATAACTTTATCAGGACAAGAAATAACTAGGAATGCTATTGACTTAGCTACAGATGTTAGTGGATTTTTACCTATTGCAAATGGTGGAACTGGGGCAGTTAACGCTCCTGGAGCTAGAACATCTTTGGGATTAAGCAATGTTGAAAACAAATCATCAGCAACTATAAGAGGTGAGATCGTAGCAGCAAATATACCTACAAGTGATTTATATGCTTATCAATACCTAAACTGGGAAGTTAACACTAATAGTTTTACTGGCACGAACTATGAGTTACCTGCAGCTAATGGAGGTTTTGGTTCTGACAGCTTTACTATAAACAGTGGTTTAGCTAGAGACACAGCTATTGATGGTACTGTTACTATGTCACTAGCTAGTAATTTGCAACAACAAGGTTGGTTTGTGCCACATGCCTGTAAGCTAGTTGCAGTTAGTGGGTCGTTTAGAAATAACGGTAGTGAGTCTAATCCTAGAGATGTAGCTATATTTGTAGGTACACCTGATATAGGAACAAGTAATGCATCAACATATACTCAAAGGCTTTTTGCTGCTGGTGATGATGACGGAGGTACTTCTAATAGCAAGATATATAAAGTTAATACTGTACTTGGAACTCCTTTTAGTTTATCTGCAGGAGATCTTATTATGCCAGCAGTGTGTAATAGTACAGGTAGCTCAACTGTATCTATGCAAGGAAACTTTAATATAATAATAGGAACACCAATATTTACTATATAGTATGTTAATACTTAGAACAATAAATACAAATAATGCTAATAACTTAGGTATAAGCTCATTTAATAAAATGTATATAACTAACCCAAGTACCATAGTAGGTGATAATGCTATATTTACTTTACAGTTAATGCAAACTGGTATTGGTTCAGGACTAGTAGATGTTAAGATTTTATCACAAGTAAATATACCTGTAGGTGTAACAATAGAACTGGATGGCTATAAACAGGGGCCAGCATATACAGGAGCTAATATACCAAATCCAGTGCCACTATCAGTAAGATTATTTGCTACTGCACATACTGGAGAGGTAGATTTATTAATAGAAGCAGATACTATAACAGAGAATTAAATGATACAAAAAGTAATGGGCGGACTGTTTGGCAAGGTTCTAGACAACGCCGAAGGAATATTAGACAAAGTAATTACAACTGATAAAGAAAGAGATCAGGCTAAGATAGAATTACAAAAGATAATGCTTGAAGCAGAGCGTGAAGCTTTTGCTAAAGAAGTAGAAGATAGAAAGTCTGCACGTGACATGTATAAAGACGATGCTATCATACAAAAAGTGTTAGCAACTTTGTTCACAGTTGCGTACTTTGGTATTAGTTTTGTGATGTTTAATCACTTTGTTCTAGGAGATATAAATTTAGGAGAGTTTGAAATTAGTTTTATTTCTACTATCTTTGGGGCCATGAGTGCAAAAGTTAACACAATTGTTGACTTCTTTTTCGGCGGTAGCTCAAAGAAAAATGATACACAGAAAAACTAACTAAACCTAGATATATGACTAAAGATGAAATTAAAGCTTTTCTAAGAGAGAAGCCTGGTTACTTGAAAGAAGGTGCAGCCAGGTTATCAGAGAAGCTAAATTGTAGCGTGGAAACTTGCAGACACGCATTGACGGAAGCAAGGATAGACGCAAAAGGATCTGACTTTGATTTGGACAACGTAAGTACTTCAGAGATAAGTGAGTTCAAAACGTTCTTAAAAGAAAATGGAATAAATGAAACAGATGTCAAGTCTGTAAAGTTTTGGCAGAATATGCAAGGAGACAATAGATTCTCTGTAGTGGTCAAAGGAGAGGATAATATAATGAAAGCAGCAAAAGAAGAAATGATTGCTTTATTAGAATCCTACAGCCCAAAGGTTGAAAAAGACTATAATACTGTTCAAGACCCAGTTGTATATGAGATCTCCTTACCAGATATTCACTATGGTAAGTATACTGGACAGACACTTGACGAAGCTGAGGAGGAGTATATGAATACTGTAAAAGATTTATTGTCTAAGGCAGAAGGCTTAAACATAGAAAAAATCTTATTACCAATAGGTAATGATGGTATGAACTCTGAGGGGTATTCCCGTGCTACCACAAAAGGTACACCTCAGCAAGATTCAGCAGAGTGGCAAGAAACATTTGTAGGATATTGTAATCTTATGGTAAGAGCAATAAACTACTTAGCCAATGCTGCACCTGTAGATGTGGTTGTTGTACAAGGTAATCATGACTACGAGAGAATGTTTTATGCAGGTGAATACCTAAGAGCATTCTTTAAAAATGATGAAAGAGTTGATGTTGATAACAACTTTGACTCTAGAAAATATTATAAATACGGAGTTAACTTAATTATGTTTACACACGGAGATAAAGAAAAACCTGCTGAGATGCCACTGATAATGGCAACAGAACAGCCTATGTTGTTTGCTCAGTCTAAGTTTAGAGAAGTACACTGCGGACATAAACATAAGGAACAGGTTGATGAGTATAGAGGAATAAAAGTAAGATTTATACCTTCTATCTGTGCTAACGATGCTTGGCATAAGATGATGGGGTATGAAGCAAAGAGAACAGGACAGGCACATATATGGAGTAAAGAGCGCGGATATGAAGGGTATTTACAAACAAATATATAAAACATGACATTAAATGAAATTGCATATAATATTTTAAACATTGTTAGAGGAGGTAGATCTAATAATGATGATCATATATCTCTTAGTCAAGTAAAGTTTAATATAAAACATTACAGAGCTATGATGATTCGTAGAGATCTAGCTCGTAATAATTTTATGTCTAGACATATAGAACAAGATTTAAAATGTTTAAGACTTATACCTGTAGATGCAAGTAGGTGTTGCGGTGAATATAATTTAAATATTGTACCTAGTGAAGGTCTTAGTATGGAACAAGCAGAAATGACTGATAAGATATTTGATAAAATGTCAGACGAATATACTGCTATGCAAGAAGCAGGAGCTACAGAAGGACAGCTTAATGCATTTATACAAGAGAACTATCAGTATGCTGGAAGATTAAAACCTACATTTGATGGCACAAACTGTATCATAGCTAGAACTGAAATGACTATACCTAGATCTGTTAGAGCTAATTTTAAGGAGCTTATAACTTTCGTTGGAGCTGTTGATGGTTTTGAGAGAATACCTTTAGTAGATGTAAATAGAATACAATATTTACCATATGATAAGTATACTAAAGATACTAAGAAAGCATTTTTTATAGAAGACTATTTATATGTCTTTAATCCAGGTGGTATGGAGCTTATAAATGTTAGAGGGGTATTTGAAGATCCTGAGGCATTGAAATATTATGATTGTAATGGTTCTAATTGTTATGATGATAATCACTTGTTCCCTATGCCTGCAGATATGACTGAGGCTATTACGCAAGGTTTAATTAGTGGTAGTATGATGATGCTTGCTAATCCTGTAATGAATGATACAGAATTAGATAGATTGCAAGATCCACCAACACAATAAGATATGACAGCAAAAGATATTTTAGAATACGCAAGAGGAGGAGCTAAGTCTCCAGCATGGCAAAGAAAAGCAGGCAAGAATCCAAAAGGAGGATTGAATGCAAAAGGTCGTGCGTCGTATAATAGAGCAACAGGAGGTAACCTAAAAGCTCCTAGCAAAAAGAAAGGTAATAAAAGGAGATCAAGTTTCTGTAGTAGAATGTGCGGAATGAAAAGAAGACGTACATCTAGTAAGACGGCTAGAGATCCACAATCAAGAATTAATAAATCATTAAGAGCTTGGAACTGCGGTAGTTGCAGTAACTGGCGTTAAACTATACAATTATGGGATACGGTAAAATTAAAATGAAGCCTGGAGGCTTAAAGAACAAAAAAGGACTTAAGATGGTAAAAGATCCTAAGACTGGTAAAATGGTTCCTTTCTATGCAGCTGATGGCAAAGGAAAGATGAAAGGTGGCGGAATGGCTAATAAGCTTATGAAGACTATGAAGTATAAATACGGAAGTATGAAGAAAATGATAGGCGGTTATAAGAAGATGCAGCCAGGAGGATTAAAAACTCCTACAGAAGATCAGAAAGGTCTACAGAAGTTGCCTAAATCTGTACGTAACAAGATGGGATACAAAATGTACGGAGGCCTAAAGAAGAAAGCTAAGAAGAAGTGAACCACACTATAACTAATATATATGAGGATTACAACTCTAATGTAGAAGATATAGATAAAAACCTTTTTAAAGAACTTTGTTTTGACTTCAATGAGATGGTTATTGATATGATCTTAGAAGGCGGAGAGTTTAATATGGGTAATAATTTATCTACAATTTCTATACTTAGAATGGATAGAGATCCTCAGCGTAAAGTTATAGATTGGATAGAGTCAAATAAATACAAGTCAGAACTTGTAAAAAACAAAATAAAATTGTATGATGCTTCTACAGGTGAAGGAACTAAATGGCACATATATTATACAGATGAATACTACTGTAAATACTATTGGTATAAAGGTAGATGCAAAGTAAAAAATAAATCTGTATATAGATTTGATGCTAGTAGAGGTATAAAGGGCAATAAGGAAAAACTAACAAGGCTATTGCGGAATGATGACTTAGCCTATTTAAGATTTAAAAAGAATGGCAGTATATAAAAATATAACTAGTAGAGCTATCATAAGTAAAGTTATGAGAGATCTGCAGACATCTGATGGTAACTGGGTTATTGATGCTGTGGAATGGATAGGAGAAGCTCTTGAGCATATTGGTGCATCAGCACAGTTAGTAGAAAAAGGATGTGTATTGACTATTAGCAACTATAGAGCTACTTTACCTTCTGATTTGTATTACATAAATCAGGTAGCAATAAACACTACAATATCCCCTTCTATAGAAAACGAGCTTACAGAGCTTATAACAAAGGTAGATGCTATAAATCTTAAACTACAAGATACTGCATCTCTTTGTGAAGACTGTGAAGATCCTACAGGAACTTTGATAAGAGATCTTAGAGATTTAAACAATAGAATAATTGTATTAGAAAATATATACCTTGCTGATGGTAATGGTTTACAGCCACTGTCTTATGCTACTGGAACGTTTCCTAAAGCCTTACACTGTGATGATTGTGTAAATGAAGTAGCTAAACATAAAGAAACATATTTTGTAGATGAAGGTGTTATAAAAACATCTTTTGTATCAGGTAAAGTATGTTTAAGTTATAAAGCTTTTCCTTGTGATGAGGACGGCTATCCAATGATACCAGATGACGTTAGTTTCAAAGAGGCTATGTTCTGGTACATATATAAAAAATTATTATTAGGTGGGTTAATAACTCACAGTGTTAATGGTATAAACTATCAGTTTGCAGATGAGAAGTGGAGATACTACTGCTCGCAAGCTAGAAATGCTGCTGTATATCCAGACATTGATAGATGGGAGTCATTCTTGAATCAGTGGGTACGTATGATACCAAACATGAACAGACACAATACAGCATTTGAAAACCTTAACACAAGAGAACGATTAACACGTAGTATCGATTACTAATGAAGAGAGTAAATGGATTAAATAGGGACACTAGTCCAATAGATCAGCCTGCTGGAACATATCGGTATGCAAAAAATGCTGTTATCGATATAAAGAAAATGTGTATTGTTTCTGAGAAAGGGGATGTACAACAAAAACTTGGAAATAACGATGAGAGTGTAGTTGGGTATATAGTTCTAGATGATAATGATATTGTAATATTTACTATTGATAATTTAGGCAGCTCTAGAATAGGTAGATGGACTTCTGCTACTTCTGGCTTAGGGACATATACTGTACTATTTGATGATACTGTATGTAACGATAAGTTAAATTTTGATGTATTATTTCCTATTGAAGGAGAATATAAAATAAATGCTACAGATGATGTAACAGTATATTGGACGGATGACAACAATCCTCCTAGATTTATGAATCTTACTAATCCTCCTGTACCTGTAGCTGGTTTAGATATAGAAGTTACTTTTGATATATTTCCAAAAATAGCATCTTATCCAAAGGTAATTCTTAATAAAGTAAGTAGTGGTGGTACACTAAATGTAGGTACATACTATTTTACATTACAGTTTGTAAGTGAAACTGGTGCTACTACAAATGTCTTGGATGTAAGTAATCCTATATATATTAATGCTGTATCGGAAGGTTTAGCAGATACTCCTTTTGGTGCAGCAGAAAATTATTCTGCTAATGGTTATATGGGCGCAGATGCAGGAACTAGTAGCGGTAAGAAAATACTTATGGATATTAGACATATTGATGTCTCCTATGCAGCAGTTAGACCTATATTTATAAAGCAGGTATCAGGAGTTAGAACTGCTGTTCAACTTCCAGATAAACCTATTACTGGTACTACAATGACTGTTCAGTATACAGGATATGAGACTGCTGAACCATTTACTCTAGCTGATGCACAAGTTCCTAGAGCAGCTTATAAAAAAGCAAAAACAATAGCTCAAGTAGATGATGTATTATATCTTGGTAACCTTGTAAGAACTAAGATAGATTTAGGGTATCAGAAGTATGCAAATAGTATTATAATAGAATCAGTACAACTTGACCCAAATGCAGGTACTAATGATAATGCTAATGCATCACATCAAAGAGACTTTGCAGGTATAACTGTAGACGGATTATTTAGAACAACAAATAATAATCAAGGGTTTGGTAGATCTGCATATGATAATTATTTTTTTAAAGGATACGATAGAGATGAGGTTTATGCTTTTTATATTACTTGGGTATTAAAAGATGGTTCTGAATCTATGGCATATCATATCCCTGGAAGAGCTGCAGTAAACACTCTTATGCAGAATGGTGCTTCAGAAACAGACTTTTATGATGATGTAGATAATCCTGATGATCAACCTTATTTAGGACCTAATGTGGCGTATAACGCTTCAGGACTTACAGCTAGAATGTATCATCTAACTACAGAAGGTTCTACAGCGCCGGGTTCTAATGGTATGGGATACTGGCAAAATGATAATGAAAATTATCCTACAGTTGCTAATGATCCTAATAATGACTTTCAAATATGGACAGTAGATGCAGATGGTAATTCTGTGTATACTGGCAACTCATTACATAATACACCAGTTAGACATCATCATTTTCCTGCAGAGTCTATAAGCTCTCAAGCACAAGTACAACTTCCTGTTCCTGATGGTAATGAAAATCTTAACGCAGCTGCAGGAGCTAGCTGTATGGGAGCTAGAGCAGATCAAGGTGGAGGATTTATATGGGATGGTGCGTATACAGGTATGGGATATACTACTGTGTATTTTAATCCTATGGGATTTAAAGCTTATAACATACCATTCCCAGAAGAAATTAGAGAATTAGTATTAGGCTATAAAATATATTATGCAAACAGATCGTCTGAAAATGCTACTGTTATAGATCATGGTATGATTTCTGAACCAGGTAGAAATAATAGTGACAGTAATTCTATTATTATACCAATGCCTACAAGTACTTTTAGTGATGTAAGTTTTAATACTCCTGGCAACAAACAAACAGGTAATCATCCTGTATTCGATGGGTATCACAGTTTAATTACAGGAGATAGTATAGAAGCTGCTAATGTGTTTAAGGGATGTAGGTATCATAACTTATGTGATAGATCTGGAGGTTCTGCTTCAGGATATTTAGATAATGGTTTTCATAAAGGTATAACTGTTGTAGCAGATGATGATACTGGTACTTTTATGGGAAGTAGCAGAGCTACTAGATTATTTATAGATTGGTGTAGACTTAGACCTAGTGAGTATTTAGCTCCTTATGATTACAGAGCGTATACTACAGGAGCTAGATTGCAAAACTATAGTTTTTTCGGTAGTTTTGGTAACTATGTAGTTCCTTTAGCAGGTAAATCATACTTACCAGCAGGAGGTGCAGATAATGTAACTGTGCCTGGAAGTTCTGTGCAAAATGAAAATGGTACTCAAACTATAATATTAAATGTATATCCTATAGATAGATATTTAATTTTAAGTGATAATCTTAATTTTAATGGTCTTGTTGATGATGCGAATATATATCATGTAGAAGAGGTTCATGATGCTATACCATTTGATACTGTAGAACCATCCTTTAATGCTGGTGGAGGAGCAGGTTGGAATGCTGCACTTGATACTAGAATCAGTAGTGTATTTGGTAATTTATATGCTATTAGAGATGATGTATATAATAACTTTGAAGAACAAAATGAGCTTGTATATACAGGACATTTATATAGAACCTCAGGATTAGTTGAGGCACAGATTATAAATCCTACGGCAGCGACAGCTGAAACTGTTATGGGAGGAGATACTTTCTTAGGTATGGTTGGTATCACAAAGATGAAAATGTCTAACGTAGTTGATGTAGAAGCATTTGGACCAGAAGGAGGAATAAATCAAGTGGGAATACATCCAGGACACGGTACATCTCTTTATTTTGGAGATGACTTAAATCCAATATATGATCATGCTACACATTTGTTTCCTACAAGTAGTAGAAGTCACGTAGCTATGCGTGAAAGAGATCCTGAAGATAAGAGCAGTGCATTTTTTCCAGCAGTGCCTTTTAGAAGTAGATTATTACAAACTGGAGCAGATACTTTTTATCAAAGAGATTATGACTTTAATGATGACTATAATGCAGAAGGAGATATAAAACTTATAATTCCTTACAACTATAAAGATCCTATATCTACACTAGAAGATTTTCCTACTAGAATTATAAGAAGCGTTAAGTATAATCAATCAGGTCTTACAGATAACTTTAGAGTATTTAAACCTGGACAGTTTAGAGATTTACCTAGACACCGTGGAGAGCTTTGGAGATTAGAAGCTATGAGATCTTTACTTATACCTCATATGGAAAGAAGTCTTATGCTTACAAGAGGTAAAGAAGAACTAGCTGTTGGAGCAGTGGCTGCATCATTAGGTAGCGGTGACTTTTTTGAAAGAGATCCATCTGAAGTTATAACAACTGAAAGAGGACAAGGTGGTACACAATCACAGTGGTCAGGAGTTGTTACTACTAATGGATATTTTTATGTTGATGTTGCTTCTAAAAGATGCTTTTTGTTTACTGATAAGCTAGAGGATATAACTATGGGTATGTTTGGTTGGTTTCAGGAGAACATGACGCAGCCTTTGTGGGAATATGCCCTGCCTATAGATTATGATAAGCCTACTATAAATATAGGTGCTACAGCAGGGTATGATGCACAACTAGATAGAATTGTTCTTACATATCATTATCTAGCACCTTCTAAGGATATGATAGATATATTTAACGATTATAATTATACTTTTAATCGAGACACTGGTACTTATAGTTTTGAACCTAAAACACTAAGTCAGCCCGATCAAAAATCTATAGCTATAACTAATTTAACATATTTTACAGCTAAGTATTGGACTATTTCTTATTACCCCGCGTTAAAGGCTTGGGGATCTTTTCATGATTACGGCTCTATATTTTATCCATATACAAATACAAAGATGTATAAACTAGAGGATAATGTTAGTTTATATGCTGCTGCTAATTTGCAGCACCAAAAGGGAACACCAGGGCTTTTTACAGGTTCGGGTGGAACTGCACCATTTATATTTGAATTTATAGATAATGCTGGTCCTTCAGACAATAAACTTTTTTCATCTGTAAACTGGACTGTAGATGTAGAAGCGTCTGAAGCATACAATGATGCCGTTGCTGCAACAGGAAGTTTATTACATAATCCAGGATTTACTCATATATTTGTTTACAATTCAGAACAGATGTCTAGAGAAGTCCCTATAGTACCTTTTAGTGGTTCATATATTTTAGGAGCAAATACAAGGAGAAATGAAAGAGGATGGTATTTTAATAACTTTAGAGATGATGCAGATTTAACAAATGTTGCAGGCGCTACAATTGAAGCTGATAATACCTCTTTGCAGTTTAATAGTGACGGCATGGAGATAACTCAGAACGCTGGATATTTAGATGTTGCAAAATCTTTTGATACAAGAAAGAAGTTTATTGATAAATATATGGGAGTTAGGCTGATAGACAGGAACACACAAAGATTAAATATTATATCTTTGTATCTTACAGATACATCTAAAAGAAAAAGTTATAGATAATGGCAAAGAATAGAGCACAACAAGCAGCAATAGCAATAGACATGAAGAAGAAAGGCAAGAAGCCTAAGAAAAAACTTAAGCGTGGTGGTCATAGTTTATTGAAAAAATATAAAGATGCAGGATATGGACAGCAAGAGTATGGTCCAAATATTTTAGAAGCTACAGGTTTAAATGAGAACCAATCAGTATATATGCAAGCTTATGGCGCTCAATATCAACAACAGGCAGATATGGAAAAACAGCAAAGAGAAAGTTATCTTGCTGACATAGCTGCTATGAATGAGGCTGAAAATAAAGCTAATTTACAGAAAGGTACTTCAAAGTTATTAAACAAGTTTAGATCTGCAGAAGGTAAAAATCTAAAGGATAAAGCTAAAGATGTATTTAAAGAAGGCCCTGATGTGGGTACCTTTGCAGAAGCTATAAACCCTACACTACCTGGAGGAGGTAAAGCTTTTGTTGGTACGGTAGAAAAAGGTACTCAATCTATATTTAATCCTACTACAGGACAAGGAATGTCTCTTAATCCAGGAGAAGCAGTACCTGAAGGATTTGAGGTATTAGGAAAAGCTGCACCAGGTAAAGCAACTCAAGCTCTTACTAGTGCGGTAGCTGGAAGTAACACATTGTCAGGAATAGCAAATGTTGGTAATACTATAAGTCCTTATGCACTACCTGCCTATCTAGTAGGTGAAGGTATAGGGTATCTTGCAGATGATGATGATGAAACTACCTATAATGTTGGAGAGATTGGTGGAGATATATTATCTGGCGCAGGCTCTGGTGCGGGTACAGGAGCTATGATAGGAAGCCTTTTAGGTCCAGTAGGTGCAGGTCTTGGAGCAGCTATTGGTGGTGTATATGGATTAGGTAAATCTTTATTTAAAGGAATTAGAGATAGAAATGAAGCTAGAGAGGAAGAACAAATAGTGCAACAGGATGCAAGAGATAAGTATACAGAATTTGTTAGTGGAAAACAAGATTTTATGAAGAATGTTGGACCAGCATCTTCACAGTTTGGTACTACATATCAAGGTGAAATGGGCGGTATTAAGCCTATGAATAATCAGGGAGATATGATAGTATATGGTCCTACACATGAGCAAGGCGGAGTAATGAGAGATGCTAATACAGAATTAGAAGGTGGGGGTATGAAAAACGGAGTAGCTATGCCTGGCGAAGTTATAACAAAAGTAATGGATAATAATGGTTCTATGAGAGAGTATTATTTCTCTGACCATTTAAAGAACCCTAGTACAGGCAATACATTTGCTGAAGACTATAGAAAATCAGGAGGTATGAATATGAATGCAAAACAAATGTTTGCTAAGCTACAAGAAAAGATAGCTGGCAGAAATGATAAAGATAGAAGTCCAACAAATATAGCTAGAGATGGAGGTATGGGTGCAGGAGGTGGAGTTCCTGCAACTCTACAAAACATGCCTAATCTTAATATACCAATGCCTGATAATAGGGCACAAGTAACAGCTACACCTGACTATGACGAGGCTATGATTGCACCTATGAATGATGCTCCTTATAGTAGTCTTAGTGCATTAGAAAAACTTAATTATGGATTTAGTCCTAGTATGTATGAATCAAGTTTAAGGACTACAAAACTGCAAGCTCCAGATTTTACCAGTTTTAGAGGACTACCTGGAAAACTTAAAAGAACTTATGATGTAGGTAAAGCTCTATATGATCAAGTAAAGGATCGTTTTGAGGATGGTGGTATGGGAGAAGATCTTCAAGAAATATCTAAACAACTTACTAAGGCCTCTCAAATGCATGCAGCACAGTCAAAGAAAACTGGCAAGTTAGCTAAGAAGCTTATGAAGAAAGCAAAGGGTGGTTATAAAATGTATCAAAATGGAGACTTTAAACTTCCATATAAACAAGACTATTTTGGTACAGGTGCAAGTACTCCTTTATTTGGAAACACTGGAGAACTTATACCAAGACCTGATTACTATGGCATGGACCGATCAAATATACAAGCAGGCTCTGCTATGACAGATCCTTTTACTGGAGGTAAGTCTGCTATAGGTAGAGCTTTAACACTTCAATTCGGTAATCAGTTTGGAACTGCAGATAACCCAATGGCGAAGTTTAATCCTGCATATCTTGGTGATCTGTCTAATCCTTATGTTTATGATCAGTTGCAAAGAAATGTTGATATGGCTAAGAAAAATCTTGCAAATACTATTGAGAGTAGAGAGAATGCTATGATACCAGGGATGGGAGCTTCTCCTTATGACGTTGCTAGATTTAAAAAACAAGTTGAGATGGGAGAAAAAGCATTAGCTGATAACTTTGATAGAATGATTACACAGGGCTTTGGTGTGGTAGGAGATAGAGAGGAGGTCATTGAAAACCCATTTAAGAAAGATCCAGTAGAAGAAACAACTACAACTACAGAAAAGAAAAAACCAAAGGTAGAAGAAAGAAAACCTGATCCAAACTTTGAGTTTAGAGAGATACCTCTTAAGACTATAGATGACGTTTTCCCTCAGGGTGGTCCTACAATGTCTAAACCAATTTCTGAAGAAGAGTTTAAAAAGACAGATAATGTTACGACAGATGATGGTGATATAAATCCTGGTATACTAGACAGGCTAGGACTTAATAGTAGACAGGCTAGAACATTACTAGGTATGGGAGCATATGGTTCTAATCTATTGGCAGGTAGAAAAAATCTTAATGAGCTGGAGGATATGAAAGTAACAGCTGACAGAATTACTCCTGAAAGACTTAGTAAGATACGTATTAGTAATGAGGCAGAAAGAAAGATGATTCAAGAGGGAACTAAAGCAGCTCTTAGTCAGACCACTGATCCTATTGCTAAGATAGCTCTACTGTCTAAACAAGGTGAGATGTTACAAAAATCTGAAAATGCTAAAATTAATCAAGAAACAAAAGCTAACTTGCAGGTTGACAAAGAGAATGTTAAAAATGCTTTAGTTGCTGAAATGACAAATGTTAAGAATAAGTATACTGCAGATCTAGAAAATCTACAAATACAAACAGCTGTTAAGAAAGGTAGAATACAGCTTATGGATAAGTTTACTAATGCTATTAGTACATCTCTTAATGATGCCACTAAATATGAACTAGCCTATAAGCAGATGGAACAATATGCTAAGGCAATGGCTGGTGGAAGAAACTCACTTAATGAACAGTTTTTTGAGAATCTAGTAGAGCTTGGAATGAATAAAAAGGAGGCTGATGAGTTGAAGAACGAAACTGATCAAGAATTAAATACTAAGAAAAATGGGTAAATATGATATAATATCAGGAATGTCTGAGTATAAATCTACTTTTACAGATCCTGGGGTGCAGAACTTTAGAGATGTAGCAAAGATCTATAGGGATACCTATGATAAAAACGAAGAGGCTACTAATCTTATGCTTAAAACTGTAAACCAAATGGAGCTTACAGAAGGCGATGATGCTGCTGGACTACGAGACGCAATCAGAGGTAACATTACAGATCAGTTAGGATCTGTTATAGAGCAAGGTAACTATGAAGATGCAAGTTTAGCTGTTAACAATAGCTATAGATACTTGACATCTGATATGACTATTATACAAGCTCAAAGAAACGCAGCTGAAAGAAAGAAAGACAAAGAATACATACAGCAGTTTGGTATGGATGGTGTGGTAGACTTTAACGATGGTTTAGGTGCAACATTTCAAACTGTAAACCCAGATGGTTCTTTGAATAAATATGAGTCACAGATGGAGGTAATGAAAGACTATGCAGGTAGAATGCAAAGTTTACTTGGTAACATTGCTGGTGATGGTGGTTCTCTAGGTCCTGAGTTTGGGGATCTTAATGCAGATCAAGTTAATGACTATATACGATATGGTAAAGTGTCTGGTGTGTCTCAACAAAAACTAGATAGAGTTGTAAATAAATTATACGACACATATTTAGGTACAGCTGAAGGAGCACAAGACTATAGAAGACTTACACAGACAGGATCAAAACTACAACCTGCAGATGCTAAGGCAGATATATTAAGAAGATTCTCTGCTGTTGGTTCTCCACAAGTTGGTAGAGATGTTCAATACAGCTATGACTTTGCACCTGGTGCATTCTCAGCAGGTTCTGGAGATGGTACTGGTTCAACATACTCATTAGCTACAGTGGTAATGGCTGGTGCAGGTTCATTACCTCCTGCAGCATTTGCTACAGCTACAGGAACTAATTATGATCCTAAGAGTAATTCTGTTGCAGTAACATATGGTGATGATACACCTATAATGCTTACAGCTGCGGGTAACTATTCTGATAATGAGATGAATAAATTAAATCAAATATATTCTAATCTAGGTATAGGTGCAGAGGGTATGGATAGTAAATTATTAACTAATACTCTTATGATGGCTAGTGGTGCAGGTATGGAGGCAAAAGAAGCAGCTGCATTTATACACAGAGAGACTGGGGTTAAAATAAACCCAGAACAATATAACTCTCTTGTTACTAATGTTAAAAATAATGTACTTAGTGATAAACTTAGAAATATGGGTACAGGGTTTACTACTGGGTTTTCTGGTCAGTTTACACCATATAATAACCAAAGAGCTATCACAACAGGTGTAGGTACTGTAGTACAACCTGGTAGATATAGAGTTACTGAGGATGAGTTAAATAGAATGGCAGGTAAAATGGGTCTAGGTAAAGTAGGTGTTAATTTTGAAATGTTTAATAAAGATATTAACAAGCTAGAAGATGCTCAAGGTAATAGAATATTTACTAAAGTAGAGGTAGATGGTGAAACCTTCTTTGAGTTTGATGGTTATTCTGCACCTATTAATATGATGGATGAGACTGTATTTAGTAATGTATCTAGATATGATATGGGTCAAGCAAACTATGATAAACAAAAACCACAGCTTAGAGCTCAGCATAATCAAAGACAGCAGTATCAAGCGACAGTTGCAGACTTTAGTATAAAAGCTACAGAAACTTTAACTGGTGCAACTAATAAAGCTCTTACTAATGCCATGACAGCTAACAGTAAGATTGCGCAAGTTTATTACAATGATCCTGAAGCATTCCTAAAAGAAGCAAAAGCAGCTGAACAGAATGATACACTCAGTCAGTTTATAAATTCATTTAACTAATAATTAGTATATTTGCAAGTATGTCTAAGAAGAAATTAGAAGAAGGCGGTTTACTGCAACAAGAAGATGTAAATAATTCTTCTACAGTTAGTTCAGTACCTTACGAGTATTCCTATTTAAAATTGGAAGATACAAATTTAAACCTATCTCCTCCTCAAAGTATAATAGATTCTACTATAAAATCAGTAGGATTTGCAGAGCAGAGTACTAGAGCTGGGTTTGGTGCAGAGATGCCTACGCTAGAAGCTAGACCTGATGCATACAAAACTGTATTTAAAAGTGATTTCTCAAACAGCCTTTCTAATTTATCCAAAACTATTAAGCAATTTAAACTATCTTCAAACCTAGATAGGCTTGCAGCTCTTAATGTTAATCTAGCTAAGATAGAAAACAATAAGATGCAAGTTGATGCTTTACTACAAGATGGTAGAATTAGTAGACAGCAGCATGCGTTACTCTCTAATAGAATAGAGAATGGAGAGTTTATAGAGGAAGACTCAGAGAATGATCTAATGCAGATATACGGTAACCTTGGTGTTAACGAACAGGATGTAGCTAGAGCAGAACAGTTGGCAAAAGAATATGGACTTACCAACGATCTAATGGATGCTGTATATAAGAGTGGTAATAAAACAGATTACCAATCATTATTAGCTCGTAAAGAAGATATACTAAAAGAAATTGCAGAGAGAGAAGACAGTCTTGAAAGTGATTACAATATATCAGAAGACTGGTTACTTCGTGGAGAAATATCTGAGAACAGAAATGATAGAATAGGTGCTAATACAGGAGACTATTTTAGGTATCAAGCAGCAGGAGACTTAGCAGGTACATTATCTACTGCTGAAGGATGGATTTATAGTATAGGAGTTCCTTTAGTTTTGAATAGTATTAAGGCTGCTAGCCCTGCTCTTTCAGGTAATCCCTATGGTAGAGGAGCTGTAGCTCTTGCCAACATTGCATCTGTTGGATATGGTATTGGTCTTAGTAGATATTTAGAAACATCTATGGAGGCTGGTGATACTTACTGGCAAAGAGTGGACCAACTAGAAAAAGAAGCTATTCAACAAAAACTAGATGATGGTTTACCTGGAGAGTTAACTAAACGTGAAAGAAACGATATTGCAATAGAAGCATATAAGGGTGTAGAAGAACTTAAAAATAAAAACTATAAACTAGGTGCGGGTGATGCATTACAGTTTGCACTAACCTTTGCAAAGGTTCCTGGTATGGCTAAGACATTTGGTAGCGGTAGTTTACGTGAGTTAGGTAGAGCTGTAACTAGTAGAAATGTAGGTAAGATAGGTACGAACTTGGCAGGATTTGGTGCTAGAGTGGGATTATCTAGAGAGTTAGAAGGTGCGGAAGAAGGTTTACAATTTAGATGGACACAAGAATATCTTGCAGGAGATCCTGCTTTATACAATTCAAACGGCAAAAGGTCTGGATTTGTTTCTGATTATGCAGACTACGCAGCTGTAAGAGCTGGTATAAAAGATGGTGATCCAGCATTATACAACAACCTAGGGTTTAAACACGCAGTGCAGTCAGGTAAAGATATGGCTACTATGATGACTGGTAGTGGTAGAACTCTAGCAGGTATGTCTAAGTTATACAAATACAGACAAGCTATTAGAAGTTTGAAGGGCGGTGATGCTATAGATAAAGATGCATATGCTGGTATAGAAAACGAAGTAATTTTAGAACAATACTTAAAAGGTAACTTAGAGAATCTAAAAGCAGGTATCTATAGAATGGGCAGCAATCCTAACATAGAGGGCATGACTCTAGATGAGGCTAAGGAATCTATAAAGAAAATAGAAAAAGCTGAGAAACTATTAGATGACATATACGGTAAAGGTTCTCCACTAAGTATAGCCCTTGGAGGAATAAATATAGATTTATTACCAGGTGAAAGCGCTATAGACCCACAACGTGGTTTGTTTGGTATAGGTAGAGATGAGGCTGGTACAAATGCTTTTGATAGAAATAAAAAGATGGCATTCTTAAATGCTATGGAGATTGTAGATAAAGAGCAACAGCTTAAGGATCTTGAAGTAGAACAGCTAGAGTTTGCTAACGGTAAAGAATCTAGTTTAAATAGTATGTTTGGACTAGATGATCTATCAAGAGAAGAAAAGGCTGACGTGCAATCTAAGCTAGAATCTAGAGGGATTAGAGCTACTCCCTTTGACGTACAGATAGAAGAGCTTAAAAACGAGCTAAATAGGCTTAAAACGGATAATAAGAATATAGCTACTGGTGATTTTGTTTACAGTAACATGGGTGGGTATATGTCTATGCAAGAGTTTAGGAAGTATGCAGACTTACAGAAAAGAGCAAAGGAGCTAGGAGAGACTAAAGAATTAACTGAAGCACAACGTGCAGAGTTTAGAGATATACAGACTGAGTTAGCAAAAATACTATGGACATCAGGTGTAGAATACAATAATATTAGTAAGAACTACAATGAGTCAAACATTCGTAGAGCTACAATGTTACAGTTTATTGGACAGACTATAGCTCTTATGGGTAAAGATCCTAAGAAACATCTTGCTTCTATACTAAACTCTATTGCAGAGAAGGGCATGCAGTTAGATCAGGAAACTCTTGAGACTGTTATGTCTGAGGCTGATAGAGCTATAAAAGAAAGAAATGATATACAAGAAAGGAAAGATGAGAATGCAGCTCTTATAGAAGGTATACTCAATGGTTCTAAAGATATATCAGGTAATGATAAAGACTTTGATCCTACAGCTGGAGGCTTTACAGCATTTACTCCTCTAAGTAAGACAGAACAAAATTCATTAGAGATATATACAAAGGATGAGGCTAACTTATCTCCTGCGCAAAAGAATGACTTAGCACAGCTAAGAGAAAGAGCTGTGACTCAAGATAAGATAAATGAGCTACAGAAACAGAATAATGATTTTGATTCGCAGCTAGAGAATCTAAATGGTATAGCTGATGCAGGACAGAAGATATTAAACAGAGGAGTAGAAAGTTTTCTACTAGATGATAATAATTTTAGAGTAAAAAGCACTGATGAGGTTATAGTAGATACAGCTATCAATGACTTGATTGGAGCCACTAATTATTTAAGAGCTCAACTAGAACTTAACCCTGACTATGCTGATGTAAATTATGTAAGATCTATACTAGAACAAATAGAAGGTAGATCTAGAATATTTGAAAGACGTGCAGCTGAGACCGGTAATGAATTGTTCTCAGACATTGCACAGACTCTAGAAACATTGTATGGAGAAGTAGTTGATTTATCACAAGTTGTAGCTGAAAACAATGCTAGCAGAGTAGCGTCACAAACAGAGTTTGAAAATCAAATAACAGAAAACTTACTTAACAGTATAGGTATTGACTCTAACTTTGAGTTCTTCAAAGAAGGTCCATTTGCGCAGATAGCTGAGCTTACAAAAAGTATTATAGATCCTAAAGAGTTTAACAAGATTAAAGAAGCTGTTATAGGACCGGATGTGAAGCTTACTGATAAAACCATGGCTGCAATGCTTATGGTAAACTTAGTTAAGACTAGGTTACAAGAAGATCAAGTATTCAAGACTAAGTTTCAAGACACACTAAAAGAAACTAAAACATCTATAAAGAATAAAATAAAAGAAGATGCAAAAGATTCTTCTATAGAGTATAGATCAGAGTATCTAGATAATCCTGAGACTACCTTTGATACGTATCAATTACCTAACATAGATGATGCTTTTGATATAGTAACTCAAACTTCTCCTACATTTAGATATGAAGATCACAAAAATTTATCTAAGTATTTAGAAGATGTAATAGCTTCTGAGAGACCTGCTGATGTACAACTTCCCTCAGCGGCTATACCTAACTTAAGTATAGAAAAGTCTGATGGTGTTACACGTATACAAAAAGAAGACTTAGTAAAGCTATTAACTAATCAATTAGATTTACGTAAACTAACATACCTAGAATTAATATTAGACTCTGAAACAACTCCAATAGACGTAGTACATTCGGAAAAGTTTATTGCAGATAATCCGCAAACTGCCCCACTAAAACCAACTAAACAACAGTTGAATGCTGCGCGAGAGATACTATTATATCTAGGGCTACCTGAAGCTAACACGATACCTGCTGATGCAAACATAGGAGATTTTACTGCTGTGTTACAAGGTGCAGCTGGTACGGGTAAGACGAAGGTAGTATTACAACTGGCAATGACATTGTCAGGATTAGGTACGGGTAGTGTATTTACTATGGGACACAATGCTAGTTCTTCAAAAACACTAAGTGACGCACTAAAGACAGATAATAATACAGTAGAAAACTTTTTACAAATAGTTAATTCTGAACAAGGCTTTCCTGCCACTACTAACTTATTAATAATAGACGAGGCTTTTGGTTTTAGTGATGAGCAAATGTCAGATGTGAATGAAGCTGTAGTAAATATTAATAGAGAGCGTAAACAACAAGAGCTACCACTACTAAAAGTTATTATGCTAGGTGATCCTGGTCAAATAACTACAGAGAGAATAGATGCTTTACAACTTAATAATATATCTTCTAGAGTAAAAACATTTATTACACCTGTATCTACAGTATATAGAAGTGATATACCTGCATTAGTAGATTTCCAAAACATATTTAGAAGAAGGCTAACTCCTATAGAAAATACTCCTATTGTAACAAAAGTTACTAATCTTAATATCGGTACGTTCAATGAGAATACTAATCCGATAAAAGGTGTATATGGTGTGTCTGGTAATTTTAAAGAAGGAATTAAAGAAAGATTAGAGAAGACTAAAGAATCTAATGATGGTAAGAGAAGAGTAATTATTACAGATCCAACAAGAGTAGAAGATTACAGAGCTTTTGTAGAGGGTAATGGATTTAACCATGTTGAAGTACTATCTTATATAGAAGCTCAAGGCCAAACAATTACTGAGGTCTATATGGATATTAAAGGTTTAGACATGAACGGTGATGAACTGTCGCCTAGTCAAATCAATGATGCATTATACACAGCATCGTCTCGTGCGTCTGACTTAGTTGTTGCGGGTAATCTAAACATAGAGAATACTGTAGATGAAAACTTAGATAAAATATCTAGTGGTCTTGCTTCTGAGATACGTGAAAGAGATGTAGAGTTCTTAAGAGAAGTACAAGATAACTATGACTTTATAAAAGAGCTACCATCATTATCTGTATCTGATCAAGCCAAAGAAAAGACTAAAGAATTAGAAGAAAATCAAGAGGTTGATATAGAAGAGCAGGAGGATATTGCAGATGATAGTGGAGTTGAAGAAGAGATAAATACCAACATGGACCCAATAGATGATCAGGGTAATGAAGCACAACATCCTACTCCACCTGTAGATGAATACTATGAAGAAGACACTGTAGAAGAAGTTACAGACTCTGAGGCTATATCAGTAGACTTTCCTGAGTTTACAGCTACCTCTGAAACAACAGATGTAATTATAAATGGTCAAACCTATACAGTAGCTCCGGCACAAGACAATCAGCCTGCATTTGCTGTTGTATCTAAGGTAGGTGATAAGGTAGGTTTAGTCATCTATCAGCCTGCAGTTGACGCAGAAGGTAACGCAATACCTGGAGCGTTTAGAAGACTAGCGGTGTTTGGTGAGAATGATATTGCAAAAGCAACATGGATAAAACCTGCAGAGAAAGCTGCAATACAAGATAGAATAAATAGTGGTAAAGCACCGCTTCTTACATCGGCAGGTATACCTGGAGATAAGAGTATCTTTATAAAAGATATAAACTTAGCAGCTAACAACGTGTTACCAGGTCTTATAGTACCACAAGGAGGTATAAGAAGACTTACATATAAGTATAAGAAAAGAGCTGACGTAGACTCAGTAGATAAAAATACAAAGTACTCTAATGAGGAGGGAGTATCTATTAAGAGAGGAGTTGTAGATAAGTTACTAACTAAGTTTGTTACTAGCTTTTACAACGACTCTAAGCAGAAGCCGTCGGAGAAAGACATAAAACGTAAATCTAGCTTCAAGATATTTAAGACTAATAGAGAAGTACGATCTTACCAATCTAGAATAGGTGAAGGATTTGAGATTAAGAAGGGTGTACCTTACATAATAATAGAAGGTATAGATAATACACAAGGCAACAAGAATAGAATACAAATGATTCCTCTTGTACCTAGAAAATTACGCAGAAGTAATCGTGATGATTTTAGAAACTACTACCAACCAATAGAAGAGTTTATAAAGAATGTACAAGAGGTAGAAAGAATTATAGGATACACATACGGAACCCCTGAGTTTAGAAACTTTATATATGGCATGAACATGGAGTCTCTACAACAAAGAATGGAAGAGGTAGGTAGACTAGGCGTACCACAAGTAGAGATGGAGCGTATAGATGCAATGCTAGGTGGTGTGTATGCTGAGGTTCTAAGAGATGAGACAGGTGCATTACTAAGAGATGAGAATGGTAGACTAGCTATGATTACTTCTGGTCCAGGACTAGCACAGTCCGTAATGAATAAGCTAGCTAGAGCCAACAACAAACGTCCAGGGTTTGATGGATTTAGGGTAGTAAATAAAATAAAAGATAATTCAGGCAACATAGTTAAGGCCGGACATAAGGCTAGAGGACTTATGGCGGTGCCTGATCCACAAAAGCATGCAGGCTTAGAGTACCTATTCTATAATATACAAAAACTACAATCATTGTTTACAGATGTAGATGGAGTTAATCAAGTATTATATGTACCACTAATCTTACCAAAAGATAATAAAAAGCAATCACTTTCTAGTAAAGCGGTGCAGCAGTATATTGATATGCATCTGCAAGATCCTACAGATGAGATATACAGAACACAAATATTCTTATCTAGAGGAGAGATAGTAGAACAAGCTCCTGTAGAAACTCAAGAAGATATACAGGCTGATCCGGTTGATGACAGCTTAAAACTAGACGAGTCTGACTTAGATGATATAGTAGGAGACTTCAAACTATTTGAAGATAAAGATGGTTACTCAGATAAGAAAGGTAAACTAGTAACAAAACCTGAAGCTCTTAAAGAGTTAAGAAGAATATTACCTGATGCATTTAGGAAGGATGGAACACTCAAGACAGGATACATATCGTTTATAAATGGTGCAGACATGCTTAGGCTAACTGAAAAGCCTGGAGCGCTTGGAGTATTTATGGACAACATGATGTTTATAAAAGAAGATAGGGGTGGTATCTATAAAAACATAGTTAGACACGAGACTTTTCATAAGATATTTTCCTACTTCCTAACTGCAGCAGAAAGAAAAGCATTATTGAATGCTGCTAGAGAACAGTACTCTGAAGCTAGAGACATGAATGATCTACAGGTAGAAGAGTTCTTAGCAGACAAGTTCATGACATACGAGCAAGCACCTCAGTCATTTACTCAAAAGGTAGCTGCGTTCTTTAAGAAAGTACTTAGATTCTTCAACATTATAAGTAAAGATGCTAATAACGTTAAGAAGTTCTTTGACAATGTAGAGAATGGATACTTTACCGGCTTCAAGGGTGAGCCGCTTGACTCTGATGCAAAACACTTTATAGATATAAATAAAGAGTATGGCAACACTGATGTGTATAGAGCGTCTAAACACTTACTTGTTAGAAGCCTTGGATCGTTGCTAGCAAAGACTGATCAGACATCTACAGTCGATGAGGCAGGTAACGTTAGTAATGTATTCTTTAACAGAGATGAAAGGTTTGCATATGTTAAAGATCAAGTTCTACCAGCACTAAAGTCTAAGTATGCAAACATAAAGAACCCAACTGAAGAACAGGTAGTACTAAAGGTTGCGCTTGATAAGTTAACTTCAGGTAGAACAGCTGATAGATTATACAAAGAATTATACAATCAGAAAGCTGCAGAGTTTGAGCTTGAATCTAAAGAAGCTGAAAGTATGCAGGATCAAATAATAGATGCATCTGAAATAAATCACAAAAATAATCTTTCATCAGAGGTTAGAGACTTTTTAAACAATATAACTTATACAAAAGCTGACGGGACTAAGGAGACAGTGTCGTACAATTATGCGTATTTTACGGCGCTGCAACTCTTGTCAGGATTAGACTCTAGCCTAGATACAGATGCAATGCTTAGAGAGATAGCATCTAGAGAAAAGGAGTTGAGTCATAAGCCTGGTAGCCCTGGTAGTGCTATAATACAAGCTATCAAAGGACTAGTAGAAACATCATTAGCTAATGAGATAAATATAACAGATAGTCAAGGTGTACTATCTAGTGTGACATTCCCTAACAATAGTAAGTTTGACGTTACTAAGAACAATCAAGAAGTATTTGTATATCATCCAACTAAAGATGTATCTCTTATAGATGTAGATAACGATGTGTTAGATGATAGTACTAAAGTTATAAGAAGAGATAAGAAGGAATCATCCGCATCTTTTGTGGGTAGAGCGCTTAGAGAGTCTGGCCTAGAAGTAGAGACTGCTAAACCTATGTATAAGAAATTCTATAATCTAAATGTATTTAAGAACTTATATGTTAATACTGCTAGCCTGCGTAAGGAAAGATTCCACATGGGTGACTACTCAATTGACACAGTTGCTGACCCTGTATCTGGTGTAACTGAAAGACAAGTTAAAACTAGATACTATCAGCACAAAGAGTTTGGATCTAAAGCTGCTAACGAAGCTAATATAAAAGATAGAATCTTTGATAACTACAAGAAGCTGCTTAAGAAAAGAAGAGCTATTGACAGCTTACTAAAACAGAATAAAGTAGAACTAGCATACTTTACTATGTTAGATGCTGTAGGTATATATGTACCAAAAGATAGAGTAGGCTTTGATAAGTCAAACCTGGATCAAGTCAAGACAGCATTATCTGAAGTACTAGGTAAAGTCTATGCAGCTACTAACAAGAGAAAGAAACAAGTAGATGAGTTTGGTAACCCGGTAGTATACAAAAGAAATAATAAAGCAAAAGGTGAAGTTAAAGGCCAGCCTGTAACTGTGGCTGCAACACCTGAAGATGCATTAGAAGATAGTGCAGGATTTATTAAGACACTGAGCTCAGCGCTTATCAACATAGATCAAAATCAAAAGGCTGGTAGTATTAGAACAGCTGAAGGTAAGACAGTATACACTTTTCACAACAGTTCATTTGCTATAGACTCACTCTTAGGGCTTGCAGGTAAAGGTCCTGTAAAAGATGTACACATAGAGAACAACGATCCAATCTGGTCTAAACTATACAAGTATAATATATTTACCAATGGCACATCTAAGATTATAGACATAGCTGATCATGATGCATATGCAGATAGAAAAGGTAGAAAGTCACCTACTACTATGAACCTTGAAAAACCATCGCAGTGGTTTGAGAGAAACTTTGTTTATCAGTTTGCTACAGCTATGCAAAAAGAATCTGAAGGTCTATCGTATATACAACAGCTACACACTGTGGCGGATACTAAGAACGTAAGAAATGTTAGAGTTCCTGTGCTTAGTAAAAATGCTGTAAGAAAAGCATTGGCAGCAATCTATACACAATCTAAAGCTAAAGAAGTAACACCGCTAGTATTTACAGAAGAGTTTAACAGTGCAGCTAGCGCAAGTTCTTTTGCTAAAGCAGCTGAGAAAAAAATAGGCGAAAGAATAGAAAAGCTTAGTAAGTTCCTAACTGATAATAATATAGGTCCTCAATACACAGCCTTAAGAAGTGCGGATGCTATGTTAAAAGAGCAGGATCTAGGATTTAAAAATGCCAATGAAGCATTTATGTATAACTATGCAGTAAACTCATTCTTTGCTAATCAAGTTATAATGGGTGATACATCATCACTTAAGGATTCATTTAAAGTTATTAAGCGTGCAAAGGTTGCTCACGCACCTGGATACAGAGGACTTGTTAATGATAAGTATGGTATGCCTAAGAAGTATAACATTGCTGTATCAGAAGATCCAAAGGCCAATCCTTTTGAGTACATGAGTAATGCTGAGAAACAAGCTTTCAAGGATCAACTAGCTATCATGGGCGTAGAGTTTGATATAGCGGATGCTCAAGGATATATGTTACCAAGTAGAAGAGCTGATATACGTAAAGGATTTGGTAATGGTCTTAATATAGGTAACGTTTTAAAGCCTGTATACTATGGAGTGCATGCAGATGGTAATGCGGTAGCAGTTAAGTACTCTTCTGTAGTGCTAACAGATGACTTAGTAAATAGATTCCCTGCACTTAAGGACCTTAGAACTAAGATGGAAAGAGCTAAGGTTGGTGAGTTTATTATGGATACAGCTATAAAGAATGGTAATCCAAAGGTACAATCTAAAACAGGATACAACTTTGAGACTGGTGAGACTAACTTCCGTATAGCTAAACAATCTATAATCGAGATGGATAGTAACAACTTTAGAATACAGTTAGATCCTGAAGCTGATATAGATACATTTGTAAGTAACCCTACACAGCTAGGATACTTTATAAACTCTAACGGTAAAAACAAAGCTGAGTCAGTAGAGTACTACAGTCTATTTGCACAACTACAAAGAATAGGATTAGATAAAGTATACAGAGAGCTTGGCATAAAGTCTAATAATAGAGAATACTCTAGAGGAGAAAGACAAAAACTTAAGAATACAATACAGAAAACACTAGCTAAGTCTGCAGCTAAGAGAGAGAACTCTTTACGTGAAGCTGCAATGTTAGCTGAAGGAGATATTGATGTAAACTTCCCTGCAATAGTAGCTAAGTCTATCAGCTTACTAAGTTCAAACTTTGAGAAGTCTGTAATCAAACCTAAGTTCCCCGGTCAGAAGCTAGCGCTTATGTCAGACTTGGGCGTAACAGTATTTGAGAAAGGAGATTTAGTTGGTACACGATCTGAGTTAGAGGCTCAAGGTATCACAGTTGATGACAGCTGGAGCGAAAGACCGCTACGCCATATGTATGGTAACAATAACTATGCTGAGGTTATACTACCAGAAGCATTGAAAGGGCAGTTCCAAATAGGAGACGACTTCTTTAACAAATACGGTATGGGCTTCCGTATACCATCTACAGAACTACACTCCGCTATTCCATTGAGAGTTGTAGGGTTCAGCAATGAGGCCGGTACTAGTACTTTGATAGCACCAAAAGAGTTATCACCACTACATGGTAGTGACTTTGATATTGACTCATTGTTTATCATACGACGTGCTACAATCTTTGATAGAGATAAAGGCGGTAGAAGAATCTTTACAGCTGAAGGTGTAGACGTTAGAATAGATGTACAAGATGCATTACTAAATCCATCTAACTACATCAATAATATGGAAGACGTGATAGATCAAGCTGTTGCGGAAAGGTCAGCGGTTAGAAATCAATCTGAGATAAACAAAGACTTAGATAAGAGACTTACTAAAGAGATAGCTATACTAAACAATGTAAGAGAAGCGGCTATAAAAAATAGAATGCTTGAGATATACTTAGATGTTATAACAGCTGATAAGAACAGAGAGTCTATGCTTACACCTATCAATCTTAAAGTGTTGAATGGTAAAGATGTAAACTCTGTGTTTGATATGTATGCTAAGAATGCTAAAATATCAGTTCCAAGTAACGCTAAGAACTATAAGAATAGTGGGTTCTATGAAGGCAAGGATCTATCTGATCCATTTGATGAGATGTACATGCACCAAAGTAATCAACAAGGTGCTAAGCTTACGGGTATATTTGCCAACTCTATGAAAGCTATATCATACTTAATGGGCGATAACCTAAATGATAAGGACGCTAGAGAAGGAGCATCTGTAATAACAAGAGATGACAATACTCAAGAGGCTAAGAAGGTAACATACAAGATAGATAACAAAGAGTACAGCGACTTCCAAAGAATAGATACAGAGGGTAATGCTATCTTTGTTGCACTTGATGGTTTAGTCAATGCCGCAATTGATAATGCTAACGAACAGATACTAAACATACTTAACCTAAATAATAACACGGCTGGATACATGGCGCTAATGTTAGCTCAGGGTGTTCCACTAAATACTGCGGCAGCTGTTGTTGGTCAGCCTGCTATTAGAGCTGCGTTTGAGATGGAAGGATCATTTGATGGTAACTTAGGCGTCATCCAAGATAGTCTGATAGATAGATTAGATATGGCAACTGAAGAGGTTGCTGCTATAATAGATGCGGCAAGAGACCAAGGCCTCAATACTACAGAGTTAGAGGGCGGTATATCTAGGTTTGAAGATAGAGTAGAAGATTTTGACAATTATACAAAAGACCAATTGACTGAGCAGATAGTGGTTATAGACTTCTTAAAAAATCTTAAGTCAGCACAGTCACAACTTATAAAAGTTAGTAATGCACTAAGTATTATACAAGCAATGCCTAATGATCTAGCTAGTCTAGAGGGTAAGATAGAACAGTGGGGAGAGTTGTTCCAACAGAATGAAGATGGTACATACTCTAATGTAGATAGAAACTTAAACAGTACTATACTACTAAAACATCCACACATAGCACAGGCGTTTGTAGCACTTAACTTCTTAAGTGGTGCAATGTCTTCTGTATTCCACTTAGCTAGTCCTAGAGTAGCAGCATATGCGGATAGCTTTAGTGGTGATATAAATAGATCTGACCTAGAGAATAAGAATCAAGTACAAGTAGAGTTTAGATCTCAGATACTTAGATACCTAACTAGTTCACTAGAAGATACAAGCAATGAAAAGCCTGTAACTATTAAGACTGATTCAGGTTCGTTTAAGCTACGTGGTAACAGAGCGTTTGTACACAATGCAACTATCCGTGTAAAAGAAATGCAGGATGCTACAAATAATAGCGGTGATAGACTAGGAGATGTTCATCCATTCTTATCTAACATACTAACTGAGAAAGATAGATTTGGTAACAAGTATATAAAAGCAGCTGATACAAAAGCGCCTACTCAGGATGAGATGATTGATATACATAATAGCTTTAACAAGTTAGATCAAGAGGATCAAGACATGATAGTTAAGTATGCTATAGTAAATGAAGGGTTAGAGTTTGCACCGGGTAACATAACACTGCTACTACCGCCTAACGTTCTTACAGATGTAAGCAAGAAAAGAGAAGCATTGCTTAGTAGATTATTTGCTACAGGAGAGTCACTACAAAAACAATCATCTCTAGACATACTAGATAATGTAAAGGACCACTTCGAGTTACAGTATAACTTAAATAATCCTACTAGAGTAAGAGATCACTATAGACTAGGTAAAGATGAAAGTGATAACTTTATAAAAGCATTGACAAGAAACAATAGTATTTATGGTACAACTATAGAGAATGGTATAGTAACTGACTACGCCGTGCCTGGAGGAGGACATGCACAATACTTAATGAATAATAATATAGGTGTATTGTACACTAAAGTACATGAAGTTGCCGACATAGATGGTAATGTAACTAAGACATTATACCAGCAGGTTGGTAGAGCTAGCTCACAGGTATCTGCATTTACTGTACCAAATGATATTCTAGAAGCTAAGACTACATACACGTACAATAAGAAAGATTATTTTAATCCTCAATATGTTACAAGAACTGTAGATGTACTTTCACAAAAAGACTTAACTTTGTCAAAACCAATATTAGATCAAGATGGTAATCAAGCGCTCAAACCGGGAGACAAGATGATAGTAAAACTAGCAGGAGACTCACTAAGAACTAATGCTAAGATAAGAACTATAGAATCTATCAGTAATGATGGCCTGTCTATCAAATTCAAAGGCACTGTAACTAGCATCAAATCTACGCCTAAGCAAGAGCAAGATGCTATGAAAGCTAATATGGACAACGACTCTGTACAGTTGTCAGACAAATGTAAAACAGGATAATATGGCATGTAGTATAACAAGAATTCCAAAGGTAGGACCTAACAAGGGTAAGAGGGTTGAGAGTAAGCTTTTTCAAAAGATGCTTAGCCTGCAGCCTGACTCTGTAATAGCGGAAGAAGCGTATAAGAATATCTATTCTATAGGATTTATAGAAAGGTTTGGTGATTGGATCTCTGCGCCTGAGATGATGGGCGCTAGAGTTACAGAAGACGGTGAACCTAAACTAGACATAGAGAATAATATTCCTGTATTTACTGACATAGACGGCAATAAGATACAGGCCCTAGATCTAGAGGTAGCTAACTTCCCTGAAGATAATGGTAAGACTGAGAATAAATCTGACTATCTACGTATAAGTCAAGAAGGTTTGAAGATGGTGCTTGACAAGCTTGGTAACAGAATGGGTATCAAGTATAAGATGATAAACGATGTATCTAAAAAGTGGGCTGGTAAGTTTGTTGCAGGTACTGCTGTTATCAATGCTGCATATGCTAGAAGAGATACTGCGTTCCATGAGATGGCGCACCCATTTGTAGAAGCTATCTATAATCAAAACAGAAAGTTCTTTGAAAGTTTATATAGAGATGTCCTAAACTCACCAGAAGGTAACAGAGTTATAGCTCAGACACGTGACACTCAGCCGGATCTACAAGGTGAAGACTTTAGAAAAGAAGTTGTTACACAATTGTTAGGAGAGTATGCAGCTGATAATATAGACGAGCAAGGTAGACCAAATAAAAAACTTATCACTAGAATCAAAGAGTTAATCAAAAGATTTGGTGATGCATTCAAGAGAGCTCTAAGAAACAAAAGGCTAGATCCTGCAAAACTTAAGAACCTATCTCTCAAAGAGCTTGCCACTATTGTAGCAGCCGGGGATAATGAGATAGCTACAGAAATATCTGACTTTACAGTAGATAGAAAGTTTGTTTCAGTCAATGGACTTGCAGCTCAGCTGGCAAAGGATGATATAATATACGAAAGAAAAGGTGTATTCTTTGTACAAGATGCAGGCTTTGCAGCACCTGAGTTCTCAGCAAGAAAAACAGCTGAGAGTTTAGAAGCGCTACGTAAACTAGAGGCTGCTTATCCTGGTATGATACAGATAGAGAAAAACAATTCTATCTTTGAGTATGGTGCAGGTGAGTATATAGTTACATTCTCTAAGGACTTTGATGTAGCGGAAGCTGAAGAAGGAGCGCTTTATCAAATGGTATTAGATGATCAAGCAGAAGTTAAGCCTGTAGTAGATACAATAAAGATTTTACAAGATGTTGCACGTGAAGAAGCTATACGTTTAGATGTAGAAAATAATGAGTATGTAGGTAACAATGGTACATACGAAAGACTTACATCTTATGGTAAAAAAATTACTGGTAAGAATGTAGACATAGATGCTGCTACCTCGGCTGCAGAAGCAATGTTTAAGTATAAAGATAAAGATAAAGATGTTGTAAAGATAAATAATGAAGAGTTTAGCTTTGATCAAACAGTAAAACATTTTGAAAGAAACTATAACTACGCCAGAGCATATGGTAAAGCTGGACACAAGATTATAGAAAAGTACATAACAGGTAATGCTAGGCTAGATAGAGAGTTGGCAGAGATAATGAAAGAAAAGCCTGACCAAAAAGCTATACCTGCTAACAGTCTAAACTGGATTAGGAAAGGTGCTGAGTTCTTTGTTAGGCTATCAGGATACGAGTCAGGTGATAAGATGACATCAGAGCTTATGCTACATAGTAATTTACTTGGTATAGCTACACAGATAGATGGCCTTATACAAAAACAAGATGGCTCTTTGATTATGGTAGACTGGAAGACCGGTAAAGGTTTCTTAAAAAATACTAATAGAATACTTAAGTGGGCTGCAGCATCTAATGTAGACATACCTAATAATAGACAAACCGCTGCTGAGATAGAGTTAGTGTTAAGAGCTATGATGGTAAAAGAACATCAGCCTGATGCAGTATTTAATAAAATTATAGTACATCACCTTGATAAGTTTAACCAAGGTAAACTACCAAAGGACATAGATCTATCTAACATACTACGTGTACTAGAAGCATACTATAAATCTGAGGATAAAGATACATATAGAAAGTTAAATGAAAGAGGACTATTTAATGTTAAAACTTTTATACCATCTGAAAGAATACTTGATCCTGTAGCTGGGCTAGAGCTAGATTCAAAAGATAAACTTGCACACCTAGAGCGACACTTAACAGATCTTACATTTAAATTAGAGAATGGTCAGTTCAGAGATAATGCACATGAGAATGAGTTACGTAGAGAATTAGACCTTGTAACTAAAACTGTATTAGAATTTAGAAGTCAGGATAAACAAGTTATAACTCAGGATGAAGAGATAGGAAGCTTGAAAAGACTAGTGTCTTCTATGTGGAATATAGATAATAAAAAGATACAAGCCTTTACTGCTATGTATCAACAGCAATCACAAAAAGTTAAGGATGATATATTTTCTGAAAAACAAAAGTCACAGAAACTATTCAAGGCTGTAAAAGATGAGTATGATAAGAAGAATCCATTGAACCAAATTGTTACTAAAGGAACACTTGGATTAAGGTCTAAGTTTGACTATAGAGATTTATATAGTTTTGCATATGTATTTAAAGATGATGAAGGATATGTTCCGGGATACTATAAGAAAAGTAGAGAAGAGTATACTGCAGAATACCAAGCGGGTAAGATGTCAAAAGCACAATACGATCTTCTAGATTATTTAGATAATACTTGGGAGGCATCATTTAATAAAACAATGAACCGTACTGCATATACTAATATGAGAGGGGAAGACGTATCATACTTACAAGCTCTGCAGTTTAGAGATAATCTAGAGGGTGTTACTAATCAGGGACAGCTGGATAAAAGATTCTTACCTAGGTTCCAAAAAGAAAACAACGAATATCTAGAAGACTATAGAGGATTAGATAGATTAACAAAAGGTGTTTTTACTAGATTTAAACAGTTCTTTACTAAACAACTTACATTCTTCTTTGAAGAAGAGTTCTCTGGCAGAACGTTAGAAGGTAATGAGATGAGACAAGTAAGAGTAAAAGGACTAGGAAGCCACTTCAATATTAATACGCAAGAACATACTTTTAATTTAGAGCAAATGCATAATAAGTTTTTTGCTAACATGAAAGAAAAGCTTCATATGGATTCTGTAGTAATGGCCGGTGATGCTTTAACATCTTACTATGCAAATAAACAAGCTATAACCAAAGGTAGAGAAAAGAAAAAGTATGAGGGACTATATAAGTTTCTAGATAATCAAATAGTACTAAATGTTTTACGTGAGCAAGATATAGATTCAGCAGGATTTAGTAAAAAGAAATATACAGTAGCTAATCCTTTTTATAAGAAAGGCGCATCAGGTATACGAGGCAAAGAAACTATGACATTTAGTTTTTATAAAATGCTACTAGGACTTAAGAACTTTACCACGGGTAAATCAATGTGGTTAAAACCTATAGCAGGTACATTTAACGGTGCTATTGTATTAGCATTCAATACTTCCAGAGCACTAGGTGGTAGTATAGCTAAAAGACTTGGGGTTGACAGAGACTCAATAGACTTTACTCTAAGTGATTTAGGTTTTGCTTACGCAGAAGTAGCTAAGTATTACAAAGACATACTAACATTTAACAAGAAGAATAATAAACTATATAATATTGCAGACCGATACCAATATCTACCTGACAACTATGACTATGCTACAGATAACTCTGACCTAGTTGCATTGAAAAATCCTAACTCTAGATTTGATATGCTATTTAAGTTCCACGCTATACACGAGGAGCACGGCCACTTAGCTTTGCTAGCAGCTCAAATGCGTAGAATAAAAATGCAAGATGGTACTAGCTTATACGATAACTATAATACTGATGGTACGTTTATGGAAACTAAGAAGGGTAAAGCAAATATAAGGGGAGTAAAAAAATTACCAACTGGAGAATCTGTTGCAGTTGGGGAACTAACATCTGAAGAACTAAACAAAATGCTAAAAGTTTCTACAACTATACACGGTGCATATAGATCAGACGAGAAGTCTGCCATGGAGGCCCATGCTATAGGACAGTTCTTCTTACAGTTTAAAAAGTATTTACCTGCACTACTTATTCAAGAAGGACAATCTAAACAGAATGATACATTTTTAGGATACTTTAAAAACAGTACTAAAGATGGTAATATGATTAAAGATAGTGTAGTAATAAAAAGAAAAACAGTTGACGCTCAAGGTAACCCTATAACTATTGAAGATACAGTTGAAGCTAATGTTATGGAGTGGCATGCCTCACAACATATGGGTAGAGCTAGAATAATACTAAGCCTGTTAAAAGATGCAACTAATCTAAAAGAAGCTTTTAATAATCTAAGTGAGCGTGAGAAAGCTGGCGCAGCTGGTGTAATGGCTAGAGGTATAATGTATATGTTAGGTACACTACTAGTTCAGGGTATGTATGATGAAGAAGACTTTGAAGATGATAGACTAGCTATAAGATTAAACTATCTAAGAAATGATATGCTACAAGGGTTCAACCCGGTTGAGATATTTAGAACTATTAAGAATCCATTCGCATCTATCACGCACATAAACAATGTATTTGATTCTAGTATAATGTTCTTTGCTGCAGGTCTAACTAATGATAGAAATACTAAAGGAGACCTAAAAGGTCAAAAACAATTTGTCAAGAATATGCCATTCTTATCTGTCAAGTATGAACTTGATTCGTATGGCTTGATGAAGTAAGTTTGCACGAGGGGAGAAAAGGGGGGTGTTACTCCCCCTTTCTTTCAATTGCCATAAGCAATAGTAATAAATATCCAACTAGATCTCTAGCTGTATCCTCAGTATCATCATTCAATCCCTTGTTAGCTATACGTGCTAACTTATCATCTATCCTTGCTTTGATGGCTTCTGCCGCTCCAAGCTTACTAAAGATACCAAGTGGACTTAAAGCTGTATTTCCATACGCAGCGTTCTTTTCCTTCAATAAATCAGTAACGGATTTGGCCACTTTATCAAGATGCCATGCGAAATCTGCATTCTCAGGGACTTTCCATGTGTGTCCGGTAGCAATTTCATCAAAAGCTTTTGCCTTTTCTGCCCAAGTAGGCACAGTACATGCACCGGGCTGTACTTCTTCAACACATTCTGCAGGATACCAAAAAGTATATGTACTTTCACCAGGTACTACTAATCTAAATCCATCTCTTGGATTCTTTTCTATCACTTCATATATATGACCTACCTTACCTCGGTGGCCACAATCTGTTATTATTCTTATTAATTGTTTCATTTAAAAAGGTGCTTCATTAATTTCTCTAGGTATGGGCTCACCACAATATGTATTCCATGTAATTGGATCATCAAGAAAACTATTAACTGTACTAAAACTGCCAGCAGTATGAAAGCCAGCGCGGCCCCCAGTGTAAGCATCCGCAGCAGGATGCGGCGCAGTAATAATTTTATTGTCTCCTTTGATAAATCTGGCATACTCTTGTGCTTTTTTACCCCACAATACAAATATAATATTATTTTTGTGAAGAGAAAGACTTGTAATTAATTCCTCAGTAAATGGTCTCCACAATTCTGTGTGAGATCCGGCATACCCCTTCACAACAGTCAAGGCTGTATTAAGTAATAACACGCCTTGCGAAGCCCAACTTACTAAATCATAGTCAAAATCTACACATACAGTATTATACTCATACTCTAATGCTTTAACTATCCATCCAAGGCTAGGACTTACCCTACTACCTTTGTTACTATTTGCAAATGCAAGTCCGGTAGCACTACCATCATGATACGGATCTTGTCCAAGTATTACTACTCGTGTATCCGCCAGCTGGCACAATTTAAACGCTCTGAAAGTTTTTGTAGTTTCAGGATAAATTTTAGTAAATGTTTGTTTACATCTTTTTATCTCAGAAGCTATTGGTTTAAACTTGTCAGAGGTAACTATAGGTTCAAGTAAAGGATACCAATCCCCCACTTGTTTTTGTATTCCACTCATATTGATTCTTTTTTTAAATTAGGTATTGATTCTAGTTCAGAGTCTGCAGGTAAAACTGTATCTAAGAAGTCTTCTATATCTTCTTTTCTGTCTTCAGATTTATATAAAACTTCTGATACATATGCTCTGTAGTCATAATTTTCTGTATGAAACTTAAGTATATTATCCTTTAACTGTAAAGAAAACTTTGAATACTTACCTTTCCTAAATAAATTATAATCACTTACAAATACACTAGGAATATCAAACATAAAATATACTTCATCCTCATCATAAAACGTACTAAGATACATTCTAAATTTTTGAACAGCTATTTTAAACTTTTCAAATAATTGATCTTCTGAATCTATATACTTAAGAATTATACACTCACCATATCCTTCCTTGTAACAATAACAATCTATAAACAATGAGTTATAAAAGAAAAGCTTCTGCGTCCCTCCAAGCATAGGCATGAGAAACACAGAAGACTTATTCTTCCTACTAACAATATTTTTATCTAGACCTTTCATACCGCTAACTCAAACTCAGTTGGAACAAATAGGTCATCTGGTATATCACCAACATCTAGCTTTGCAATGTCTATATCAGTATGCATGCGCACAAGTTTAAAGGTTTCATAAAATCTAGATATACCTTCATCTAATCTAAACTTTGCTAGATATTGAGACAATACAACTTGATGGTGTGACAATACGCTGGGCATATTATCAATAATTGCATCAGCTGTTTTAGGGCCCAATCCAGGAATACCAGGGATACCATCAGTGCTATCGCCCATAAGAACTTGCTTCCATAAGAAGTCACGAGCTTGGTCATCTGTTGTTTCATGAAACTCTCCTTTTTGATAGTTATAATGTTTACCTGGAAGTTGTTGTAGTACATCCTTATCAGGACTACAAATAACACAATTATCATCTAGTCTGTGTCGTGCCATACCTACAAGATCATCAGCCTCTAGACCTGCAAAAGATCTAAAGTTCCAAGGTTCTTGTTGTATGTACGCGTCAAGCGCATAGTATATAGGTGGTTTACTTCCGTACTTTCTATTATGTTTATATGGCTTACTTCTTGCTATATTGTATCTAAAACATTTACCTCTTGTTAGAAATCCAATATAGTTATCACTTTCAGTTTGTATGATTATCTCTTGTATTCTATTGTTTAACCCTTCTATTGCCTCTTCTAGGGTATCTTTACCCATTTCAAAATACAGGAGGCTATCTGCATCTATTAATGCTGTTTTCATATTTAAGAATTTAATAGGTTAGACTAATAAGGGGACCGAAGCCCCCCATTAGTAATCATGAATAAACAAACATTACAGAGAGTTTATCTCTGCAATCTCTTGATCAATATCTACTTTAATATCTGAGTAATCTTGAACTGCTTCTTTGCGCATTTCTTCCCACTCAGCATCAGTCTTAGCTGCATATGTAGAGCTATGATAAATACTACCATTTACACCTGCAAGCGAAGAATGTACAAAATATTGTAGACATCTGATTGCACCAGTCTCATCGTCAGGTACTGCACCAACATGCATAGGATCAACAAAGATGTTGTGGATCTCACCGGTGTAGTATGCAATGTACTTAAGACCACCGAAGTGTAAACCTTTAACACAAGATTGATTGTCGTTTGTATTCACATAAGACCAATCTGGTAATCTGTGTGTACAGCCAACTTTGATAAAGTGTCCTGGGGTAGCGTATCCGTTAGGGCCTTCACAGTAAAATGCATCACCGCTACTACCCATAACTGCTGGCTCAAACAATCTATCTTCTACATGCTCAGGCAATCCACCTTCTTCAATCTCACCTGTATCAGGGTTGAATGTACGCTTGTAACGATCTATCTGCTCACCAGTCTCTGTGTCATATGCATGCATAATCTCAGTAGATACCTTGTAGCCATTAAGTAAACCTTCATTAGTAATCTTCATCTGATACATAGTAGCTCTACTCTCAGCAACTTCTTCACTCAAGCCGTGTACTTCTATTAACTCTTCTTTGAGTTTAGGGTGTACATACTGTAAGTTTACAAAGTTAAAGAACTTCTCAGTAAACTTCTCACCTGTCTCACAGTCACAGCTATCCATCTTCTTACGAAGAATAGGATTACGTAAGAATCTAATCCACATCTTTACAAGCGGTAGAAAATCTACACCTTTGTCAAGTGATTCAAAGATACGATCAACCAAAGCTTGTGGCATAGGTATACTAGATACTACACCTTC